TTACTTCGCTAGTGTATCCGAAATCAGGATCTCCCTCGGGCCCGCGCTCGTGTCCAAATGCTTCCAGAGGTACCAGGAGGCCACCGAACGATATGGCCGCCATGCATCTGAGATTCTTTCCAATGGCCAGCTTTCTCCAGTTTCCCCGTAAAGCATTTTTGCGGCGCGTTGTAGGCCGGCATCTCCCAGAGCGAGCACGTCCGGTCTTCTCAGTCCGAAGATTAGAAACATTTCAGCGGTCCAGCGGCCTATCCCCGGCAATTCAGTGAGGATGGAGATTACATCATTGTCGGATTGGTTTTTCAAGTTGTCAAAATTTAACCGGCCGTCGGTGGCACGGGCCGCCAGTTCGAGAATATAGCGAACTTTTGCTGCGGACAGCCCGGCGCTTCGCAATGTGTCAATGGAGGCAGCCAGAAAGCGCCGAGGGGTGAAGGGGACCGAAACGATCTTAGAGACTCGGCCTTTGATGGTGTCAGCGGCTTTTGCAGACAGTTGCTGGCTTATGATCGAGGCTGCGAGCGAGTGAAACGGGCGGAACTCCCGTTCAGCGAGTGGACATGGTCCGTGCAACGATAGAAGGCGGGCCATGACCTCATCAGATCGACTCAAATGGTTTTCAGCTTCACGCATAGCCTTTTGGGTCAGGGTAAGGTGCTCAAACTTTGTCATTGAGTTCCCTGTGCCGACAATCGGGAGCTTATTGGTAAGTCGCAAAATGCCAATCACTAAAGGTGTTGGGTCGCTGTAAGTCCGCTGGTCAAAGCTGCTCTAATCTTCATTATACATGCAGGCAAGTCTGCTGCAAGTTCGTGTTCCCAAAATCGAACAACGTTGATCCCCAGCGATGTTAGGCGCTCGGTGGTTTTCCTGTCCCGTTCTTGGTTTCGCGTGATCTTTTCTTGCCAATACTCGTTATTGGTCTTAGGCACGTGCCCACAAGCAGGACACCCATGCCAGAAGCAGCCGTCAACGAAAACGGCCAACTGCACTTTCGAAAAAAAGAAATCGGGTCGCCCTAAAATGTCCTTGGGGTGCAAAGTCCACCCTGCAAGCCGCCCCTGGACCATGGCCATGCGCAGTCGCTGTTCGGTCGTCTTGTTTCCTTTGCCGCGCACAGCGGCCATGGCCTTTGATCTCGTTGCGGAAACGTCCTGGAATTTCCCGCCCGGCAGTTTCTGCCGTAGCTCACGTTCCATAAATTAATGCCCTCATCGAAAAACGCGGTGTATTAGCTGCGCCGTTTGGTAGTATGGCGATTGTTAAAATATAAGCTGTCTTGTTGCTCAAGTCCGCCGCCTGTAGAAATATCAAGAATCGCATCCAAAAATCCTTCACCAGCTTCGTGAGAGCGGATTTTAAAATAATCAACTATACCTTCAGTAACTTCGGTGATTGAATAGCCAGTAGACCGCGCAGCAGACAAGAAGGCCTCTTGATATAGACGGAGAACTAGGTTTGCACCATGGCGGGACCCTGTGAGCTGAAAAAACGCAGCCTGCCCAACAAGAACTCTTATTAAAGGTGCAGCCTTTTCGACACCTTTTTTTGATCTATGTCCTATCAGCGTATTTCCCACTAACGCGTCATAAAAAATATCAGCTGAATAATGGTCAGACAAAAATTGCAGTTGGTCTCCGAGCCTTTTTCCATCCCCGCCTTTTGCAGAACCCGTTTTGCTCTTAATTTGGTGAATCCTGATTCGCTCACCTTCTTTTGTTGGTGGCTGAACCAGATCAGCCCCCGGGAACGGGTTGGTAGTGTAGTCAAATGCCTCTTGGTCTTCACCTCGGGGTTCCGGAATTCGGACGTTGCCGCGCATAAGGCCCAGCACATCCTCATGCAAATGTCCCATTAGCCCTTCAATAATCATCAGAGCTTTATGTGATACCGTAGCGGATATAGCTCCGTCGAATTCGCCCTGATATAGAAGATATTGTGCCGCTGCTAAGATAAAAGGATCTAATACATCTCCCTTGTTGCGGCCAACTTCCATATCTTTGGCGGTTTTTGGGAACGTGGCAACTATCGACACAACCTTGTCGCGCACAAAAGCTACTGAAAAATCAGGGTCATCAAATGCCCGAAGCAGCATAGCGCGGGTAGAGAGTCCTGTGGAAACACGAGGAATTGCCTGCTCTGGATATCCTTGGTCGCTCAGCAAGGAAGAAAAAAATCTAGTAAACTCTCCAAAGGATTTATCGGCAAAATCGGCTGCACTCACTGATACTAACCGTTCAGGTGTGGCAACTTTAATACGCAGTTGTTCAAAGATTGTAGAGAGAAAATCGAAGGCATTCGAGAATGCTAGTTCAAATGCATTTCCCTGAGCTTTAATGATCGCATCCTTCAAGGGACTTGAAAGACGATTAATTGGGTTATCAGACAGAACGTATTTTATCATGCTCCATATCCAAAAATGACAATTGAACAGCTGGCTTTTTTCTATTGTTGCTTGCGTAAGACCTGAGCTTTCGTATGGCTTTTTCTGCCAAAGAAGACAACTCTTCCTTAGACAGTTCATACTTATTAGTAGCCGATGAAAGGGTACTAAGGACACATGTGCCCAATGCCCGACCCAGTTGGGTGGGCACAGCATTGCCGATTTGCTGGTACTGTTGGTTCATGGCTCCCAAAAGTTCCCATTCGTCAGGGAAACCTTGAATGCGTTTATATTCATTAACTGACAGTGGACGATCACGTTCGGGGTGACACAGGGCTGTACCCTTGCGGTTTGCTTTTGTTGTAAGAGTTGGAGCTGGACTATCCCAAGCCAAACGACGCATGAATCCAGTCTTCCCCCCTCCCGCGTCAAAAGATCCGCCCAAGGCCTCTTTTTGTTTCTCGATGGGTAAATCTCTCCAGTTACCGCCAGGCGGCACATTCCGAAAAATCAGTGCGATTCGATCGGTATATATGGAGTGGACTCCAGGCGAATCGACTAGGTCAGAAATCGCGTCTTGCAAAGTGACATAGGGTAGGAGAGGTGGCAAACCATGTGTTGGCCTTGGAAGTCCCATTGCTCCAACATCACGAAATCCAAGCATACAAAACCGAATTCTCTTTTGTGGTGCTCCATAATCCGCCGAATTGAGAATCCCGAAGGTAATCGAATATTGAAGGGCGTGTATTTCATCCAACAAATATCTGAAGGCGCTACCCGAGAGTTCATTGTCTGCAAGGGCTCTGTTGTTATCTTCACCCGTTACATCCTCTCGGCTATACCGTGCTAAGTTCCAATGTTTGCCTGGTCTTAAGTGAATCGGGCGGTGCTGCAAAGCAGCCGTCAAAAGATTGCCTACGTTCTCAAAAATGAACGCTTGTGGTTTTAGTGCATTTACAAAGCGAAAGTACTCAAAAATCAAATTGCCGCGCGGATCACTTAGACCAGATCGCTTGCCCGCACTAGAAAAACTTTGGCACGGAGGACCGCCGACCAAGATTATGGAGGAATCAATACCAAGAGTTTCGGCAATATCGACTGGGTTTAAATCCGATACAGACCCCTCAAATACCCGCACTTGCGGGCGATTGCGTCGAATCGTCGCGCAACACCATTTGTCTATCTCACAGCACGCAACTGTTTCTATGCCGCTTTGCTCTAGTCCTAGATCAAGCCCCATGGCCCCGGAAAATAGTGATATGGTTTTGTATCTTTTCATACTTGGGCTGGCCCTCTCCGGTTCAGTTTGTGGGCGGGTGGCAGTGTTCCCTGCAGAGGCAGGGCACCTGCTTACCTCATGGTCATCTGCTTGGGTTTGGTCCTTGTTCTCCTCAACGCTTCGGCCCGATCCGGGCGCGGAGCGCGCAAACGTCCCGGCTCGTAGTTTGTTGCATCGACCTCGAATTTCATAATTCCCAGTTTGCGCAAAAACTCAGCAGCCGTATTAAGCGAAGCAAACCGTCGAAAGTCACCGCGCGAGCTGGCGAGCATTTTTTCCGCCTCCCCATAGCGGACCGTGACAGCAAAGCCACCTGGCTGCCCAACTACACATGCGGATCTCACGGAGCTGGCTTCAACTAACTCCCGCAAAGTGATCTCTTTAATAGTCTGCATCATGCTACCTTGTTCGCAAGCTCTGATGAAGTTAATAACGTTAACACTAAAGGCATTTAACGTTGTTTGTCAATCAGATAATGTAATTGCCCAGAAATTCATTGGCATAAAGGTTGCCGTGCAGGGCCTGTTTTCTCACTCCACCTCCACATACCCGAAATTGAACTCGTTCACCCCGCCGCCCTGCATAGTGAGAACGAATTTCAGGGTGTGCTTTCCCGCGAACTGTGCACCGGGGTATTTCAGCTTGATTTGAACGATGGGCGACATGACGACCGGTTCACCGTCCATGAGGTTTCCGGTCGTCTCGACGTCGCCCTGCCAACTCGTCACCGCGGCATCATTGATGGGATCGCTCTCGGGATTGGGAAGCGCGGCGCGGAAATTGAAAGCGTAGGGCCCCCATTGCGCGGTCGATGCGTTGACGGGAATCCTTGAGGTCTCGAAATCCAGAGGCATATCGTCCCCTTTCCTTAAAATAATTCGGACATTCCTTCCATAATTCGGATACTCCACAGCCGCCGCCATGGCGGCTTTTTCTTTACCCAGCGCCGTTCTTAATTCGGACATTTTTCATAATTCGGATATCCGAATTACCACTTATTGTTACGCAAATTCGACCTTGATGGACGTGAGGTCGTTGTTCAGGTTCGTGCAGCCGGCCGTCACGGTGCGCCTGAGCCACAGCCTTTGAGCGGCTCCAACGGCGATATCGGGGATGCTCAGCTTGCTCGACGGCGTGTAATGCGCGAAGGTGACCCCCGAAGGCGCCGTGCTCTCGTTGGGGATCGTTTGCGTTCCGGCCTCGAGGCCGAGATCGAGCTCGGTCTTCGGACTCGGGGTGTCCGGGTCGATATAGACGGCGACGGACTGCGCCGCGGCGTTGCCGTTGTTGTACACGTCGACGGCCCGGTATTCCACGTCGCCGGCGGCCGCCTCTTCCGGGCTCACATTGTCGAAGAGGTTGTTCATGGCCGTGCCGCCGACCTGCGTGCTGCTGCGCGTCCCGCCAAGCGAGGCGTTGGGGTCGCTGTTTCCCGGCCCGCCGGTGAGGAAAAATTGGATTGAGGCCGCCATCTAATGTCTCCTTTGCAATGCATGAAAGGTGAATAATTGTGGTGTGGATTCAAACGAGAAGCATTCCCGCGACAGGACAAAACCGCTCTCGACCGGACCGGCTTCGAACTCGAACGGCGCACCGACGACCGAGAACCGGAACCGCCGTGCATCGGCGCTGAAAACGATCTTGCTTTCCGTAAGGTCCGGGAGAATTTCGGCGATGATCCGCCATGCGATGTGCCGGGCGAGCCGGTTGAGCACTTCCCATCCGGATTCAAAATCCTCTCGCCTTAGAATCCTCCAGGAAGTTTCCCATTCGGATTCCCCGAGGATTTTCCAGGACAGGGCGCATTCGGCCAGGTTCCCGCCAAGATCCTGCCAGGAGATTTCCACCGAAAGACGGTTCAGCACCTGCCAGGCGGTTGCGGCCTCCAGGTCGGCAAGAATTCGCCATGCCGTCCCGCATTCGCGGGTATTGAATATCCGCCATGCCGTTTGAGAGGAAATCCCGGCAAGCGCCCTCCAGGCAAGATCGATCGAGGCCTTGGCGAGTATCCGCCAGGACAGGCCGGGGCTCTTCGCGTTCAGCACGCGCCATGCCGCATCCCGCGAAAGACCGGCAAGGACCCTCCACGCGGTTTCGAACGCTCCGGCGTCGATCACCCGCCAGGACGACTCTGCGGCAGCTCCCGCCATGACGCGCCATGCCGTCTCGAACGGAGCCGATGCATTGAGAATCCTCCACGACGCCTCGCGCGAATTCGCGTTCAGGGTTCGCCATGCCGTCGGGCATTCGACGAAGACGGCGGATGCAAAGGAAAAATTCACCGCATCGTGGACCGGAGGCGTATAGGCGCCGGCCAGTTCGAAATTGACGGCGTTCGCCGCCGGAGGCGTGTAGCTCACACCCTCTAGCTCCCCGGAGTCAGGTTGTCGTGAATGCGCCCGTCCGCGCTCTTATTGGGATCGAGGCAGACCACGAAATACTCGGCGACGCTTCGGAGCGCCTCGAAGCTGTAAGCGCCCGCCGGGTTCGTTTTCGTCATGGAGACGAGCTGCATGGACGCGCGGTCGTAGAGTCCCATCATGGCCCCGGAAACCGGGTTTTCATCGGAATCCGTGACGATGCCGGAAAGCGCTCCCGAATGCGCGAAAGATACATTCTGGCTGAAGTTCTCCATGAACGCGCCGTGATTCAAAGGGCTGTAATCCCCGTGCATCAGGCGCAGATTCGGGGTGCGGTACTCGCAAAAGACCCGGTTGAAATGCCCGATCGATCCAAGATCCGCCATGTCGCGCTCCCTATCTGAAATTGATTGCGTCCCACGTGTCGCTGATTTCGATCAGGACGCAACTGTTGTAGATGCGAAATACCTCGACGGTTTTCCCATTCGCATTGGAGCTTGCATCGCCGCTGATAACGTCGCCCGTCGTGAACGAACCCAGCCTGTGACACGGCGCCCAAATACCGGGAAGCCTTCCTCGTATGATGCCGTATGTTGCGGTGGTATCCGGTTCGGTAATATAGAAGGGCGTCAGGAACAGGCTGCCCAGTATGGGATCCGGATAAAACGGATAGTTGGCGGTATTGGAGGCCATGTTCTCGGCGACCGCCGTAAGCCCGGACATCGGGGTTTTCCCGCAGGCAATGGAATAGGCGGCGCCGTCGTAGCGCTGCGAGAGATAATGGCCGGAGACGGGGGTGTGCGTGGCGTTCTTGAAATTCTGGAATTGGCTGCCGCTGTTTGTGCTGCCGGTTGCGCCGATCAAGACGGTCCCGTTCGCATCGGAGGTCTTGTAGCTGACGAAATCCCCGAAGCAGCTGACCACGCCCGCAATTTGGTTATTGCTGTAATCGACGTAGAGATAGAAGATCTTCCCGTTTGAGATCAATACCCACGGATATCCCGATCCGGCCGCCTTGCAAAAGTACATTCCGCCCGACAGTTGCGCGTCCGTGGGGAACGGGTTCGTCCCCGAGCCGACCGCGACGCCTGCGGCGGTGGCCACGGAAAACGCCCGGGCCCTGGCCGCGGTCGTGCCCGTATCGTCGATTCCCAAATAGAGGCGGTTGCCCGTCGGGGCGCGGTAGGTGGCGAGATTGGTCCCGGAGAATTCCTTCGTCCAGCCGAGCGCCGATTTGCTGCCGTACCCGTTCACCAGGCACGCATCGAGAATGGCGATGAGTGCCCCGGCGGTGTTGGACAGGGTGGGAGCCGAATCGTCCGTTGATCTGAAAATGGAGATGGCCATGTGTTCTCCTTATGGTGTGAAAATCGACAGCACAATGTGAAAAATGGCCGCACAATGTTACATGCCCTGTTCCTCGTAGCTTTCGATGACGGCCAGTCGGCTCTTGTTCGGCCGGAGCATCTTTCTCACCTGGTCCCGCATGGAGTCCCGCGAGATGAGGGGAACCACCCGGCGCATGTCGTGTTCCCGAATGAACGTGTTGTAGCGCTCCACCTTGTCGAGGATGTCCCGCAACTTGCCGGGGTCCGCTTCGGCATCGGCGAGATAGGCCCGATATTCCTCGTAGATGTTCTTGCGTCGATCCGAAAAATTGGCCTGTTCGCGCCTGGCTTCCCGTTCGCGGGCCTCGACGGTTGCGCGTCTGCCGGACCGGAATCCCAGGATGCGCCCTGCCGTCTCTCCCCCTGTCGGGATGTAGGGCTTGCCCCGCTCATCCCATACGCGGTTTCCGCTGCTGGTCGTGGCGCCGTTCAATTCGCGCATGGCTCGCAGGAAGTTGCCAAGAAATCCCGGCGCGGCACGCTCCGCCGCGCGTCCGGGCTGGCCGGTCGCAAGGTAGTGGCCGGCCCGTCCGATGTCTTCCACGATGCCGCCGAACGCCCCGGTGAGATCGAGCAGCGTTCGCGGGGTCTGCATGCCAACGGCAAGGGAGCCGGAGAGATCGACCCCGGCCGCGCCGAGAAGACCATGCCGGGCGACCCGTTCGGCTTCTCCGCCGAGGTTTTCCCTGATCACGTCGTAGACCATCTTTTCCGGGTCCCGGTCATCGCCCACGGCCCGCATCATGGCCTTGCCGATTTCCATCAGGATGGGAGTCGCCGCCATGGCCGAAGACCCCGCAAGGACGGCGGGGGAGAGGAGGGCGAAAGTGAACGCCTTGACGTTTCGCTTGTTCGCGCCCAGGTCGTAGAGGGTCTGCAGGTAGTTGTGGGCGAACTTGGCGTAGGTGTATCCCATCTGGCCGATTTTCGCCGCCGGGTTGCTCCCCATCGACCACATGGGCATCGTGGCCTTGCCGTAGATGCCGTGGGCCTTGTTGCTGGCGTTGACGGCGGCGTCCGCGGCTTCCTCGTGGGACAGGCCGCGCGCCCGCGCAAGGCGATACCCGGCCAGCATGGTGGAGCCCCGGATCCATTCCTCGGATTTGCGGAACATCCACATGGCCTTGTCCATGACCGCCTGCCAGGATTTTCCGTAAGCCCCCGCAAGGTTCGCCATCGCCTCGCGGGTGAACTGCTCCAGGTTGGCCGAGCCTCTCATGCGCTCCATGAAAGCCTGCTCATCCTTGTTGCCGAGCGTCTTTTTCCCGGTCATGAAGCCCGCGAAATCACGGGAAGCGCTCATGAGTTCCTTTCCCACCTTGAACAAGCCGCCCTTGCCCCCCATGGCGTATTCGTGAAGCGCGGGCGGAACGGTGGTGGCCATCGCCGTGATGTTGGCGAGCACCGTGCGCGGGGAAAAACCGAGGTACTTGAAGCTGACAAGGGATTTGCCGAACGCGATGGCCCGGTCGGTCGCGTCGGGGTTTCTCAGCATTTCGTGAATGTAGTCCGCGTAAGTCTGGTAGCGCTCCGGTTCCTTCGCGGGGTCGATGCCGCCTTCGTGAACGGATTTGGTTTGCCGGTCGGATTCGAGTTCCTTTGCCGTGAGCGCAATCGCGTTCGTCACGTCTCCTGCGTCATCCCGCAACACCCACTCGTCGCCTTCCCGTTCGTAGGTCTGGTACTCGCCCATCAAAGCCTTGAACATCTGCGACGCGGCCTTGCTTTTGGCGATGCCGCCCGCGGTCTGCTGCGCGTACATGAGGTTGCGGGTCAAGGGGTCCGTGATGTAGCCTCGAACCACGTCCCCTTCGGAGCGCTGGATCTTGTGGGCCCTGAATCCGCGTTCCTTCAGGATGTCGGCTGCGCTCTCCAGGACTTCCTTTCGAAGCCTTGCCGCGATTTCGGGATCGAGGTCCGCGCCCCTGACGGCCCGGTCCACGGCCGCCTGGATGTCGGGGATGGTGATGTCCTGGTAGATGGATTCGGGCAGGCGCTCGATGCGCTGCGGATCACTGATGTTCTTGTGACCCTCGCGCTTTAACCGTTCGATGAACTTGTAGGCCGCCCGCCGGGAAGGCTGGTGGAAGCGGTAGCGCTCTCCGCCCCTAGCCGAGGTGATGAACCAGTCCCCGGCCTCTCGGATCCGGGGGGAGTAGGAGCCCTTAAGCCAGCCCATCTGGTTGTAGAGGTCTTTCAACGTGACCTGATGGGGTTTGCCTTCCGCGTCCCTTTGCGTTCCAATCACCGGGACCGGCTTGCGAGCCTTCTCATAATGATTGAGCAGTTTTCGGATATCGGCACTCTGAAGCTCAAGCGCCTCATCGAGCATGTCCCGGATCTTGTCGACGGCCTCGATCACGTCTTTCGGAGCGCCTTCTCGCACGAGCTTGTCGCGGTAGGGCTCGATGATCTTGCCGTATGCGTCTTTCTGGTAGACGGGGTTGCCGTTTTCATCTTTGTGAACCCTCCACTTCCAGTTCATCCGGTCCATATAGTCGATGTGATGCCCGATGTCCTGGTATGCCTTCGGAGCGTCAGATTGATCGTAGAGATCGTACCCCTTTTGCCGGGTCCACCATCCCTTGCCCTTGAACATGACGACCTTCATCGCTTCGGCCACTTCGGGAGCCTTGAGCACCAGGTTCATGATCTGGTGGCGGTCTTCCTCCCGGCCTTGCGCGGCATCGAAAATGGCCTTCCCGACCTTGTTCTTCCAGTGTTCCGCGGTGATGAAGAGACGCCCGAGAAAGCCGGTTTCGGTGCGTTCCTCAACCCGGCCCGATGCGGCTTTTATGGTGGAGAGGAATTCATCGCGCCCTGCGTCTTTGAGGGAGAACGCGGGCTTGAATTGTCCTTCCGGGGTCATCAGTGAAAACAGCGGTTGTCCCTTCATGGCGGACTCGCGCATGGCGTCGGTCACGGGAAGAAAATGGACCATGGATACATCTCGTGTTCCGTGCGCTATCGGGATATTTGTCTCTCCGACCCTGGCCCCCCACTTCTTGACGTACTTGTTGACTTCGGAGGGAAGGATTCTGTCGTAGAAGCCTTTCATGCCCTCGCCGCCGACCTTGAGGTCGAGGCCACGGAAAGACACTTCTTTCCCTGGTTGTTCGGCTTGTGCAATGATCTTCTCCGAAAGGTCCTTCCCGATGAAATCGGATAGTGCGTCAGGACTCATCGTTTCTTCGGAATGAATGATCACCCCATCCTTTTCGATGGAGATATTGTAGGTCCCGGGCAGGAAGCTATCTTGGGCGGCATATACGGTATCCACTTGTTTGCTCAGATCGTATCGCTCCGCCTGAACCGTGCCGGGGTCCCAGGAGATCCCGCCATACCCGTTCTCTGCGGCGTAACGGATCATGCGTTTCATGGCCAGCATGGCCCAGGAACCGGTTGACGTGACGAACGGGCCGCCAGGAATCATGTGGGCCGTTGCAGTTTGAGCGGGCGATTCCGCCAGTCGCCTGCGAGCTTCTTTTATGGCCGCTTCCTCGGTCTTGACTTCAGGGTCGAAGATATTGGTTACAAAATCCCCGTCTTTTGTTGTGACTTCCCAATATCCATTGGAGTTCTCCGCATGGAGTTCCTGCTTGGCGAAATCTTTACGGAATCCTTTCTTCCTTCCCTCCTGCGCCCAATCGCTCTGCACTTCTGCAATGTGAAGCAGCTTCTCTCCGTCGGGACCGGTACGGTCATCGAAGCGCACATGGGCGAAAACGTTGGGCTCGGTCCAATGGGGGGATCGATAATTGCGTGTCGTATCGAGAGCAGCGCGGAAAATCCCGTTGGGCGAATCCACGGCTTTTTCGTCTTTGGATACCGGTAACGTCAGCAGCAGTTCCCGGTAATTCTCCCCGCCCGGCTGGGTATACATGTCGTAGCGTGTTTCCTGGACTATCCCCATCTTCCGTGCAACGAGACGTAGGTCGTCCGGGAGTATTTGTGCTTTCCGGATTCGTTCCAGCAGTTCTTCCCTGGAAGCTTCTTCGATGCTGTCGAGATCGGCGAATTCCTCGTAGCCGAGAGAATCCACAATAGCCGCAGCTTCGCGGAGTTCCTCATCGCTCATGGCATGCCATCTGAGCCCCCTATACTTCGTCGCTTCCTCGATTTGCACTTCATTTTGCTTCAGGAAGTCCAGGATCTCCTGCTTGCCGATCTTGCCTTTTCGCTCGGCAAGCCATTCCAATAGACCGGACCATTGCAGTTCCTCCGCCTTGAATTCGCCCTTATTGGCCCAGGAATCGATCATGCTCCGGAAAGTCTCGGATTGCCCGGACCCGGGGAGTTTGTTGAGCAGGGTCCGTTGAAGTTGAGAATAGAACATGGGGGCCGCTTGCGAATAACGCGGGGTGAATGCGCCTTGAGAGCCCGGCCTGAAAGCTCCGCCCGATTCCACAGCCCGCCCGGCCCGCGCCACGAGAGCCTTGATGTCGGCCTCGGTGAGCCGGATGGTGAAGCCGATGTTCCTCAACGCTTCCCGGATCGCCGCATAGAGGCGTTTGAGAAATCCGGGCTTCTCGCCCTTCTCCGCCATGCGGGCGATCTTCTCGCGGGCGGCGCTCATTCTGCCGTCCCGGGTGCTGAGATCGAAACCGTAAAGGTCGGCAACTTCCTGGAGTCCTTTCTTGCCGTACAGCATGAAGACTTCCCTCAGGAAGGGTTGGAGCCGGTCTCCAAGGAGCGCCTCGACGCCGTAGTGCCCGACGAGCTCATGGAGCAGGACTTCCTGCAACCGCTCGGGCGTCGGAATGTTCTCGCCGACAAGGTAGACCGCGCCGGTTTCTCGGTCGTAGGCCGCCTCGGGAATGCCGCCTCTGTCCTTGGCCTCTTCGGCTACGTGCGCCGGAAGATCGTCCACCGAGTTGACCACTTCGACCCGGGGACCGCCGGGGAGCTTTTCGACAATGGGCTTGAGAATTCGCTGAAATTGTTGTATATTATTTAGTGTGGGGCCACGGAGCGTTTCAGGACGTTGAGAGAGGGGCTCTTCGGAGCGCGAAAACGCATCGGAGGGAGCACTGCTTGCCGTGGCCTTTCCTGTTTTTTTGTACATGGTCTTCGGGACAAGTTCCCCGGTTGCAGTTCTGACTTCTTCCAGGTAATAAACAAATCCGTTGACACGCTTGATGTATTGTATTACCCGGTTTCCATGCTTGGTTATCGATTTGCCAAGACGGATCTTATTCGGTGGTTGGATGATTTCAGGTATGTGCAGGATATCTTCCCTGGTTATTGCAGCCTGCCCGCGCAAAGCCTCTCTTGCTTCATTTCCGTGTTGCTTCAGGATGTGCCGAATCGAATAATTGTCAACAATGTGCGCGTAGCCGGAAACGTCAATCTTGGCATCCTTTTCGATCCTGTCCGCTTCTTCCTCGTCAGCCTTCCGGATTTCGACTTTCCTGACCTTGCCCGCCGGGTTTTCCATGGCGTAATCGAAGAGATCGGAGAGCTTCCACTTGAGTTCGCTATCCCGCGAAATGGAAAATGCGGCCCTGCGGCCGCCCGGCCGATACGGTGCGGTTTCATCCACGATGGGCCGGTTCCTGGTCAGTCTGGCAAGGACCGTCTCGCCCTCCTCACCCGTTGGGACGAAATATCGCGTAGTGTATTGAATTCTCTCCCGGAAAATTCCGGCATCGTCGAGTTCCTTGTCATGAGCGTAATTCGGTCCGGTGAGCTCGATTCTCTTTTCGCCGGACACCCATCTTTCGGCCAGGCTCCAGTTGTTTGCCAGGCGCAAGGTGAAACCCTTGCCGAGAAGATCGATGGCCTTTGCCGGGGTATACTGCACATCGCTCCGGGATGCCCCGAGATTTGCAAGAACCTCGTTCAAGTCCTGGTGATTGATGAGTCTTCCGAGAAACCGCTTGCCGTCGCTCGTCTGCAGGCGGACGATTCGAGTGCTTCCCGTAAGGCGGTCCCAAATGGGAAGGACGGCCCCGGTTATCATGTGGGTTCTTTCGGTCACGGTTTTCGGTGCTTCCGCGAGATGTTTCTCCCATGCCTCTCGCGCCGCATCGCCTTCGAGCTTCGTCCACTTCTTGGTGTCGGTCAGTTCATCTTCGTGGACCTGCTGCGCCTTGGTGGCCGGGGATTTCAACGTGGCAACGTTGTAGACTTCTCCCGTCTTGTTGTTCGTTGTGGAACGGATAGGGCCGGCCGCCCAAATCTTCCCGCTCCTGACATTCCGGTAAATTCCGGTCTTGGCAAACCGCTGGCCTTCGGCGTAAGTCATCCGCGGAGCCGGATTGGTGATATCGACTTCCACGTATTTCGTCTCGGCCCCGGTCTTTTCATCCTTGTGGACCGTCTCTTCCTTGACGAGTACGATCTTGTCGGCGTGGATGTTCTCAAGGCCCTGATCGAGCGTCCCGAATTCGATCTCTCTTTCAATGACGGTATCGAGTTGATCCGAGAAGGCGTCGAAGACGGCATTCTGAGCTTCATACTTGAGAGAAAGAAGGCGGTTCAGAAACTGAGTCATCTGTGGATAACTGAAAGTCTGATTGCCGGTTTCGTTGATAAGTTTCAGACCTGTCTGCCGCTCGAATTCCTCGATGCCGACGCCGCCGATATGTCCATCCTGAAAGAGTTTGTCGATCGTGCGGAGAAGAGCTTCCTGGGCATATCTGCTTTCAAGATTATCCCTGGCCGTGAAGAATCCCTGGCTTCCGGCCTGGCGCTGTCCCTTGGTGAGCGCTCCAAGCTGATCAAGCCTCCGGGCGATGGAGGATATGAAGCGTGCCTGTCCTTTTAGATCGGTGGTCACCAGTAGATAATGCGGGGCCTGTCGTTGATTGGTCCGGTGAGTGCGCCCAAAACCCTGAACGGCTACATCGGCCCGCCATCCCGGTTGCACCAGGAAATGAATGCGCTTCTCCTGGTTCTTCGCGGTCAGGTCGGCATGGTAGCTGAGTCCGGTTCCGCCCGCCGACGAGAAGATGAGGACGCGCTTCTTCCCGGCCTGGAACGCTGAGGCGTCCGCTTCAGTCTTGGCCTTGCTCCTGGACTCCTTGACTCTGTGGCCGTCCTCGCCGACCACGACCCGCTGAGTTCTCCCGGTTATCTCGGCCACGTTTTTCGCGCCGAATTCGTTCAGGATCATTTCCATTGGGCCGTCCGGAACCTTGATGCTTCCGATTTCGTCAAGGAGCCGTTCCCTCATCTCAACGGCTTCACGGTTCTGAACGGGGTTGCCGTTGGAATCGAGCACCATCTGCGCTCGAATATTGCCGTTGTCGTCCATGTATTCTTCGTATTGAAAAACCGGGAAACTGTGCGCGATGTATTGAGCCAGCTGGTCGCGCGGCGTAAGATCGAGATCCTCCAGGGTATCTTCCTCGCCGAGCTTGGCAATCGCGCGGTTCAGGCTCGCTTCGTTGGTATTCACGAGTTGAATCACGCAGGAATTCCCCGTATCCAGTTCTTGATGCATGCGTTTCAATACGGACGGCATCTGGAGGGAGGTAATGATCTGGTTGAAAAACCTCTGATGCGAGCCCCAAAAGGCGGCCATGGCCGCGCCTTTGGCATCTCCGTTCATGAATGCCCCGGTCACTTCCAGTGCCTTGTTGACGTTGTTCAAGACCACCTGCCACCCTTCGGCCAGCTTGTCGTAAATCCCGCGTTGTTCGTCGGAAAGAGAGTGCTCCAGGCGGTCATAAGTCACGTCATGATAGGATAGGGACCGGGCAAGGTATTTGCCCATGGCCTTGAGATCGCGGGCAACCAACTCCATGGCCGCGATCCCTCCGGAGGAAATTTGGGAGACAAACGCCTTCACATTGGGGAATGCCGTTCCGGCCCCCCACAAACCCAGTCGCTTTGCATAGGCCAGATTCAGGACTTCCGTGGCGCCGGTTGCCGAGACATAAACCACGCGAGCCTTGGGAAGCCTGTCCTGCAATTCGATTCCGGCAAGGGCCGTTTTCGACGGGTCTTTCGTTCCGCGCTCCCCCTTGACCTGAATGGCGTTGCCCATCTGGTGCGATTCATCGAAAACGATGACGCCGTCAAAATCCTTCCCGAGCCAATTGACGATCTGGTCGATTCTCTTTTGCGGAGGCATTCCTTCTTCTTTGGATTTCGTAACGTTTTTCAGTGTGGCGTAAGTGGTAAAAAGAATGCCCTCCTCTGCCTTCACGGGAGTTCCGGGCTTTATTTTCCCGAATTCGAAAACCTTCTCCGGATCGTCTCCTATTCCCTCCACGTCTCTGCGTGCGTCCTTGAACAGACTGGAGTTCGCGCTGAGCCATACGCCTTGTTTGCGGCCCTTGTTCCAGTTGTCCAGGATGATGCCTGCGATTTCACGGCCCTTCCCGACGCCGGTCCCATCACCGATGAAATATCCTTGGCGCTCCCCGCTCTCAAGCATCGCGTTATGTGCTTGGCCGGCACGCACCACGTTCTCCAATTGAGCGTCGGAGAGTTTGCCTTCCTTGATGATCTTTTCGGGAATGGACGGACGATAGGCGACCGGCGGCGGCTTGACCGTCGCCATGGCGGCGCTTTCAACGAGGGTCCCGGGATGGGGTTTGGCTTTGGATATTGAAACGGTAGACTTGTACTGATCGTAAACGGAATCGGAAAGCGCGGTTTTGGCGGCTTCCTCCTCGGCCTGCCGAACTTCTAGAGGTCCGGTCTCCCGGAGGCCACCATCTGGCTCCAAACCTGGTCGAGAAGGCTCCACGCGAACTGGAGTGGGGGCTTGTCCTTGTCTTCCAGAAGTCCCGGAAGGGCGCTCCCTCCTTCCTTGTCCTTTCCCTCCAAGATCTTCATGGTATCCTTCGGATCGCCCAGGCTGAATGCCTCCACGGTCGCCTCTAACCTGTTGTCCAGGTCGAGTTCCCCCGTGCGGATGGCCCACAACATCAGCTGGTGCGCGTGGAGAAACGAGTAATCCACCTTCTCGCCCGCCTTCTCCAAGGCTTTCAATGCGGCCTGGTTGAGGGGCACTCTGTTGAGCCAGTTCACCAGTTTCTGTTTGTTGGCGGGCATCTCTGACTCCTTTGAGAATGGGCGGCGCTTCCTTCACATCTTCAACGCTTCCCTTGACGATATCATAGCCTTTGGGCTCTATTTTGTCAATTATTATCAAACGGTTGTCAAAGCTTGTTCCGTACTTTTGATATCCCTTCCCGGACAAACCAATATCCGCGCGGACCGCATATTTACCGGTGATCTTATTCCACCACTTACGAAAAGCGGGCGCATCCATGGCCATTCCGCGACCGACTATCGCAACGAGCCTCCCGCCGGATTGCAGACGGTTCAACGCCTGTTCGATATGACGTTCGGCGTTGCTGGTTTTGCGTTGCCCGGTGATCCTTCCCGCCGTCGATGAAAAGGGCGGATTCATGATGATGATGGTGGGCCTGACATCATCGGGCAGGATGTTGTCGAGCTGCTCCGCGTTCTCCGTGAAGACGCGATCGAATCCCATCTGTTTAAGAATCCCGGCCCGGCGCTCGGAGAACTCATTCACATAGGTCCTGGCACCCGATGCTTTGGCAAATACCGCAAGACCGCCAATACCCGCGCTCGGCTCAAGAACCGTGTCCTTCCCGGTGATGTTCGCGGCCCAGGCCGCCAGGTAGGCGAGAGGGGGCGGAGTCGAAAACTGCTGAAACTCATCCATCTCGGCGGTGCGCTTGGACTGCGTGGGAAGCAGATTGATGAGGCGCTGCAACGCCTTGATCTGGTCCTTTGCGGCATCCATGTCGGCCGGAAGAGCTTCCCCTGTGAAATGGTCGAGGATGTACTGATTGACGCCCATCTCCATGGCATCGTAGGCATCCTTGGGGGTGTATTTGCCTTCCGCCTGGCTCCCGCCGAACGCTTCATTGCCCTTGGCGAAAAGATCCTTGGCGGAAAACATCTTTCCGGCGGCAATCTTGTCCTTCACCCAGGCGGCGAGTTGCCGGCTTGCGGATGATGCGGGAGCTGTTTCCGTTTTTGTTGTCGGAACAATCTCGGCCTTCGCGCCGGGTTGAGGGATGACCGGATAATTCTTTAAGGCATCGAGATATTCCTCGACGTGGTCCCCCAAACTGATTTCAGAGGGTTCTTTCCGTACCTTTTCCCCGGCCTGTTTCAGCTGTTTTCCGTATTTCTCTGCAAGATCCGGATATCGATTCAGCACTTCAGGTGGAATGATCTTGTTTTCTTTGAGTGCCGTCTCGACATGCTGACGATGAGCGACGGAAGCCGTTTGTTCAAAATGCTTTTCCGTTCCAACCAGAAATCCATGAGTTTCAGGAAGAAAGGGCTTCTTCAATTTCGTTTTGGCTTGCTCGGTGAACTCTTCCCGCGTCATCTCATGGGGCTGTTTTTCCGGACGGCTCTGTTTTTCAATGTCCCTGAGCACCCCCGGCAGTTCCTCGAAAGAATAAACCGCGTCGTGCTTGTCGATGGTGAACCGGAGTTTCGTGACATCGGTCTTCGGATCGAGCAGCACTTCATTGGCCGATTCGCCGCGTCCGACGATGGATTCCCGTGGCGCCACGATGCCCACCGGAACGTGCTCGTAATCCCCGTACATGGGAATGACCGGTTTGTCCCTGGTCGTGATCTCGGTCGCGCTGATTCCCGGCCGTCCTTCGAAAGATCGGCCTTCGCGCAATCGCTTGTTCTCCAACAGATATTGGAGTTCTTCGACATCGGTGGCACGGACTGCGGAACCGAGAGGAATGTTTCCCGCCGCAACTTCACGTTGGATCACGTCTTTGACGTGCGCCTTCTCTTCGGCGATTTCCCTGGTGGTTGTAGGGGCCGCCTCGATCTTATCGACGCTGTGCGCGGCTTCTTCAAGGGCAGCCTCAAGGTCGCTGCTCAACCTCGGGCCTTTGGGCTTTTCTGGACGTTCCTCCTGGATCGGTTTCTGTTCTTGAGCGCTTTCTTCCTGAGAAAGCGCCGCCTCCAATTCCCTTATGGCCTCGGCCGTACTCTCGACTCTGCGCTGTGAAGCGGCCACGTGGTTTGCGTTCAGCCATAGATTAGTCTCAAGACCATGCCCCATGCTCTTGTCGTAGTCGCTGACGGCGGCCTCTCCGCGAGTTTCGAGATCGGCCTTTCGAGCGAGATCGCGGGCGAGTTCCCTCCTGGCTTGCTCATGTTCCGCCCGGGCCTTTTGAAGCTTCTTTTCGAGGGCGGTCCTTTCCTTTTTCGTCATCTTCCTCGCCGGTTCGGGCTTTCCCATGGCCGGAGCCTGCGGCGCTACCTCGCCTTCCCGCCGCCCTTCCGGTGCTTGAAATACTCCACCTGCCGGAGCCGCTCGTTCGCCTGCGCCTCGCTCGGGTACGGGCCCCCCAGCCGCTTCTTGCCGTCCTCGGAGCGCACTTCCCATCCCTGCCTGGTTTTCACCTTCATAAGCCTGTCCTTCCTTGTAAGAAACGGGTTTCTTCGTTTGCTTCGGGTTTCTCACCCATCGTTTGAATTCCTTCATGCCCATTCCGGTGACGGCGCCCTTGCCCTGCCAGCCGGGGGCATAGTTCTGCCGGTAAATCTGTTCCGCCTCCGCCTGGCTGTTTGCGCCGAGAATCACCTTGTGTTCATCGAATTTCCCGGTTCCCGGGTCGATCTGGTCGACCACGTAGGCCCGCTCGCTCGTGGGGTTCGGGCCGATGAACGCATCGACGTGGTCCTTGTCTTTTCCCTTGGTACCCAGGATGTAGCCGTAATGATTTTGAAGCGTGGATTCCCAGCGCTTTCCCTCCTTGTCCGTCCCGGAGCGAATGGAGCCTTGCGGGTTCTCGATGCTGATTCCAAGCCCCTGGAAATTCACCCGGCCTTTCTTGTAGTTCCCGGCTTCCTTCTGAGCCTCGGTCGGCTCCGGGCGTTCGTTCAGCGGAGAAGTCGCCGCCTCGTGGGCCTTCCGGTCGATGGTTTCGAGCGGAGCCTCGGCACTTTCGGGAGGCAGTGCCGGAGCGGCGGGTTCGACCGCGGGGGGCATCGGGTAGTTTTCCCGCCGGATGCCCTGGAGGGCTTCCCCGGCCAGGCGGTCTCTCAGAAGCTCCGCTCCCGCCGGAGACTGCATGCGGTTGAAGTCCTTGAGGAACACGCCGGCCGATTCCGCAGCCGACTTGGAGACGGGTTGGAGCGGCTCCCGGCGGATGGCTCCCCCCTGGAGAAGGTCGCTCGTCTCGCTTCCGGGCATGGCGACAGGACCGGCGCTTTCCGTGTGCGGGGCTCCGGCGAGGATGTTGCTGCTGTCCGGGACTCTTTGAGCCCGTTCCATCTGTTGCTCGTAGAGCTCCTGCACGGCCATGCCGTCCGAGAGTTGCTGTTGACGGCGGGAGATGGCGCCCTGGTCGATGTTTTCGGGCGGGAAATTACGGCCGTACTGGTCCCAATACTGCTGTTCGGCCTCAATTTCCTCCCGTGTGGTCGGAACCGGGCGCCGGTCGATGTCCGAATAGAGTTTCTGCAGCTGGGCCAGTTCGGCTTGCTGCTCGTCGGTGCGCTGCCCCTCGGGCACCCCGGAAAGCTCGTCGATTCGCTTTTGGAGCATCGAGGCGTCGCGCCCGCGCGCGAGCCGCGAATAAGCCCCGCCGATCCCGCCGAACACCCCGCCGCCCACCGCTCCGGCCATGCCCGCCTCGAACATCCGCGCGGCGTTCTCCCCCGTGAACGCCTCGAACGTGGGGTCCGCGATGGCGAGGTTGGCGATGGAGAGCAACTCCTGCCCGGCTTCCTGCGCGAATTCCTGCGGGGCCTGGACGGCGGCCTCCTTGATGATGGAGCCGAGAAGGGACGTGTCCGCCTTTTCGAGCGCCTTCCTGAAGAGGGCCGTCTTTTCCGGCCCCACGATTCTCGATATGGTCCGGTAACTGCCGCCCGCAAGTTCCAGGAAAGACGAAGCGAGGCCCGTGGCCGCCGCCGTCAGGGGAGCGTCCGCGCCGCGCTCCGTCAGGGCTTCGGCGTAATTGCCCCCCGCCTCCAGGGGAAAGGTTCCGGCCACAACGCCCGTCGCGCCCCCAAGGGAGCGCATGGCAAGTTTCGATGCCGCCCGTTCCGCGACCTCCCGGGAAATCCCCCTGGTGACCATTTCCCCGGCCATCTTCTCGATGGATTTCTTGAGCGCCGTTTTGCCCAGCAGCCCCGCCGCCGCGCCCACGACCGTTCCGCCCACCGGCTCCACCGCGCTCCCCGCCGCCGCTCCCAGCAAGGCCATGCCCACGCTTTCCGCGACGCTCGGGAGCAGCTCGCCGACTTTCCCCGCTCCGTACTTATAGGCGGAAACCGGGCCGGTGATGTCCCGGAAGCTCGGCACCGACGCCGGATTCAACTCGGCTTCCTCCACGTTTCGGCGGTATCCCTCGATGCCCCAATTCTTCAGGCGGTCGATGCCCATGGCCGAACCGGCAAGCCCCGCCATGCCGTAAAGGGACGACTGCATCTGATCGATGCCCCGGAGCACCCCCCTCGTCAATTCCCCGCGCTTCTCCATGTTTTCCCGCGCGATTCCGCGCCGCTGCGCCTGGTAGGCTTCTTCCAGCATCGGATCCGGGGATGCGCCGTAAGCCGCCGGGGATGAAGGTCTTTGAATGGCCCGGGAAACGGGCGCGGCGGTTTCCGTGCCCTCACCGGGAGCCTCCGGTTCCCGCGGCGAAAAGACGGGACCGGCATCCGGCGGCCGCGCCCCGGTGATCGCATCGTATCCCTTGAGGAAATCGTCATACGAAATGCCCAATGTCAGCCTCCGCGATAAAAAAATCCCGGCCGCCGATGACCGGGATTAAACTTTTCCCCTGAAATACCGATTATCTCATGTAGTCCGCGTGCAAACGTTCGCCCAACACCAACCCGTATAAAAGGAGAACCGAAATGAAGAAATTGCTGTGCGCCCTCGTTGCCTTGACCTTCGTGCTTGGAGTCGCGCTTCCGTCGTCATTCGCTCAAAGCGACCGCGCAACCCTTGAAAAGAACAGGCTCAAGAGTGAAATCAAGCGCCTTGAGGAACAACGGTTCAATACCAGCAGTAGCCGTCCTGATTATAGACAACATATTGAATGGCTTGATCGATCCATCTCCAAGAAAAAGCAGCAATTGAGCGACCTGGAATCAAATCCGGAACAGTATTTTTACAATCAGTCTGTTAATCAGCAAAATCAACGGAATGATCCAGGAGTTGCCGTTTCCGTTGGCGATGGCAATGTGGCAGTTGATTCCAATGGTAACGTAATCCCCATTGTTGGCGGAAAACGCCGCTAGTTTCATCGCACCATGTTTCGACGGATAGCGGCCATGCTGGATTCCCTTGGCGGCTCCCATGCCGTGTTGATTGTGTCCGGGCCGACGACGTTGGGATTGACTTCCGTGTAGGTCCGCGCCGCAAGGTTCATGGGATGCGTCCCGTAGGATGGCGCGACGGGGCTCCATGCGCCCGTGTCGCCCCCGGCCATTGCCGCCCGGCTGGAATGATACCCGGCGGCTGCCGGGTTGACGTACCGCGCCGGGATGGGCAATTGCGCCTGCCGGGAAATGCCCCGCGGTTGCGCCGGCGACGGAGCGGGAGCCGATGCGGGAGCCTGCGCCGCCGTCATGGTCGTTTGTTGCGGGCCTTCGAGCAGCCTGCGGTGCGCCGCCAGTTGCTCCCCGGTCATGACGCCGACTGCGGGCCGCGCGACTCCCGCCTCCACATTGTAGTTTTCCGGGAGGCCGCGCCGCGTGATCGCCCCCGCGTTTCCCGGGGCCGACGTCACGTCCGTCATGCCAGGATACGACCTGGCGGGCTGGGATTCGGGCGCGGTCCCCGGCGCTCCGTACCATCCCGCGTTGGGAGCATAATTGGTCTGCGGTTGAAAAACGGGGCGCGGCACGGCGCCGTAGATTCCGCCTCCCATTCCGCCTCCCATTCCCATGGCGCCCGTTCCGGGCAGAAACCCGAGCCTTGCCCGAGCCTGTTGCCGCTGCTCCTCGATGGACATGGCCGGGGTCGATCCGCTTCCGATTCCGGCCTTGCTCGAAAACTGCCTGAGAGCATTGAGGGCGTCCGGGTTGCGCTGTGAAAGCTCCTGGATAAACTGCGCCTTGTCCTGGTCGCCGGAGAGCAGCAGGATGTTGTGCAGGGTCTCCACGGCGGCCGGGTCCTTATGGCTGAGCTTGGACAGCCAGCCGTAGGATTCGCCGCCGCCTCCGCCCCCCACCTGGCGGCCGTGCAGGAACGCCACCGTGGATTTGTTGCCTGCCTTGTCTTCCGTGGTGCCATAGTGATAAGCGGCCTGCGGCGTTGCGTGCGCCCACATGCCGGCTTCCGTCGCGTAGTTGCGGGCCGCGATTTCCCGTTCCTGGAGCCCACCGGGACCGTACATTGCGCGGGATTCATAGTCCTTGATCGATCCCGGCCCGTATTGCATGAGGCTTCGCCAGTTCTCGGCCTCCTGCTGGTATCTCATGCGGTCGAGCGCCGCCCGGTTCTGTCCTTCCGCCGTGCCGTGAACCGCAAGACTCAGGTCGCGGTTCTGCTCGAAGGTGCCCTTCATTTCCCGGTCGAGCGCGGCCTTGTCCTGGAAAGTCCCCTGGAGTTCCCTGGCCGCCGCCTGCTTGTCGGCGAACGTTCCCTCGAATTGGGCCTTCTTCGCGCTTTCACGATCTGCTTCCGCTTGTGCCCTGCGGTTGATCGCACCTTCGGAGAAAAACTCTCTGTTGGCTTGCATCAAAGCATTACGGTCCATTGATTCTTCTCCTTAGGATCTCTTCTCACTGTAATTATAGATGTATTCGGTGGCAAAGGTCGGATCGCTCTTGGTCTGGTCGTAGTTCTCGCTGGTGGAGTATCCGCCGGAGGCGCTGGCGTGGATGGCGCTCAGGGCGGAGGCGACCAGCTGGGCGCAGATGCTCGCGCCGTCCTTTGCGGCCTCGATCATGAGGTTGCGGTTGGCGATGAACGCCTGGAGCACGGCCCGGGACGATTCGAGCATGAGCTGGGTCTGGTTCTTGGCCTGCTCCACGCGGGCCTGGAACGCCTTCACCTCGGCGTCGAGCTGCGCGGACCCCGCCTTGATGTCGGTCCCGTAGCCTTCCACCCGGGCGGCGTAGGCTTTCACGATCACTTCGACCCTGGACACGGCAAGCTGCAGGTCCGCCTTGTACTTCTCGATCCGCGCGAGGTAGATATCCAGGCTCTGTTTGTTGACGGCGATCTGCACGTCCGCCTGCGCCTTGATTCCCTCCATGGCCGCCGCGTATCCCTGCACTTCGGTCTTGTAGGCGTCGAGGCCCGTCTGCACTATGGCCTTGGCTTCATCGAGCGCCCGGTTGTTCACGGCGTCCGCGTGCCCGACCATCGCCCCCTCGAGAGCGACCATCTGGGCGAGCACGCTCTTCCAGCCCTCGACCTCCATCTGCGCCTGCTGGATCATGATCTTTTCATTGATGTCCGAGTTGCGGCGCTCGATTTCGATGCGCGCATCCTCGAGGCGGGCCGCGAGCATCATCGGGGGCAGGGTGAAGCCCCGGGCCGCCCAAAAATTCAGGGCCTCCTCGTAGAGTTTGGCGTCCCCGATTTCGTTTCGCCGTTTCGCCTGGTTGAAAACGGCGTCGGCGACTTCCTCCGGAATGCCCAGGGCCCCCGATTTGGACAGTTCGAGCAGCCGCGCCTTGAGCCGGTCCAGCACTTCCGACGTGTAGGCTTCTTCGTAGAAGCTCCAGGCGGGAATGTCCGGCGTCGGCAACTCCGGAAAGGCGGGAAGCTCGATTTCGCGAAGCGACGGCAGTTCCGGGACCGCCACGTCGTCGATGCGGATATCGTCCTCATCGGGAGGCGCGGGCCGCAAATCGAACGGGATCAGGCCGATGTCGGGCTCCGGCCAGTCGTATTCGATCCAGGACATGTCCAGTTCCTGCATTTCGCCCGTGGCCGCGTTGGAGAGCTTCCACAGGTAGCCGTTGATGTCGGTCAGCTGCTTGAACACGTCGTCGGCGTACCTGCGGCACTGCTCGAACTGCGAAACGATGAGATCATAGGTGGGTCCGCCCATTTTATTCGGCCTCCTCGGTTTCCTCGATGTCTGCGTTGAACGTCACGGCGTAGGCGACGTTTCGGGGCACCCACGGCGTTTCGGGGAACACCCGCGCGAATTCGTCCTCGAACTGTTGCGTGAGGTCGAACACCCCGCGCCCCGGGACGATCGCGAGCAGCTTCCAGCTTCCGTCCCGGAAGCGGATCACGTTGACGGCCGCCTTCTCCTCGCCCTTGCCCACAAGACAACTCGACGTCATGACGATGTAGGGCTTCTGGAAAAAATCCAGGTCTTCATAGGCGCGGTTTATCCCCTCGTAAGTGAGTACGGTGAGCTCATGGCGGGTGTCCTGGTTGATCACGGCGTGGAATTTTATTGTTCCGGTCAGCCCGAGGTAATAATAGGGCTCGCCGTCAACCACGGTTTCAAGCCAGGTGAGTGCCCTTTCATGCCTCACCACATTGGCCGGCGCACACGGAAAACGCGACGAGAGTTGCGATAATTGGAATGTGCCGGTGTACACCCCGTTTATGTTGAGCGCCTCGCCGATCTTTCGGTCCTTGAATCCCACGCTGTCGAAATCGAGGTATCGGGCCAACTCGTGATGGCTGAATTCGTCGGTCTCGAAGTTGTGGAAGAAATAGATTCTCGGGTCGGGCAGTTCCGGATCGTACATGTAGGGCAGGGGAGCGGGATACGGCTCGTGGTAATCGGCGTCCGCCGGTTGCACCTGGTAGAGCTGGTAATAGGTCGTGCCGCTGATCGCCGGCGTGTAGAGGCGGTATTTGACGGCGCCCACATACTCGTCGGTGGGATAGAGACCGTCCTGAAACCATGTCACGTAGACGATGTAAAGGCAGGGCACCCCGTTGGGGTCGGTCCCCAATTCGAACCGGTGTATTCTCCCAAGCCATCCGTCGTCCGAGCCGCTCCACGAATGGTCCCGAGGCTCTTCCTCCCACATCCGGTGGAGTATCCAGGTATTTCCTCCGATGGGGCACGGGCCGTATTGCTCGTCTTTGATGTGCGTTCTCATGTATTGCCAGCGGAAATAACATTGCTGGTTTCCCTGGGGATGAAACTGGCCGTATTGCGACCATCCGATGAGGAGCAGCCGCAGGTCCTCGTTGACGCACGAGGTGAAATGCCGGGAACAGGCGGTATGGTGCCCGACGAGCTCGTAAGGGCCTTCCAGGGTCTTGAGATAGTGCGGAACCTCGATGTGCTTGAACTTGTCCGTGATTTCAAGGCACGGCGCGTCCCCGTCGAACTGGAACGTCACGAGGTATGCATGGCCGGGATAATTGCTCGTGGGCGACCACGGGCTTGTCCCGTTGTCCCATTCCAGGTCGCCGTCGTTTCGGAACGGCGCGGTGTTGATCTGGAACCATCCCCTGATGACCGGGAAATCCTTCTTTTCCGGTTCGGGAGGGGCTCCGGTCGGAACGTAAATGGTCACGACCTCCGATCCGAACCGGCTGTCGAGGACCAGTTGCGTGCCGTCCGGGAGGAAAACCTTTCGCGCCAGCTGCGAAAGCGGGAGCGGCCCGAGTTGCATCATCGCCCGGTGGATTTGAAGCTGCTGCGCGGCCAAGGCGATGTAATGGGCCCGCATCTCCAGGGGGCCTTTGTACCGAAACGAAGGTGGAATCATCGCATTCGCTCTCCCCATGCCGCCGCCGGCGCACAACATGACGGCGGCCGCAAGACAAATCAGGCGGACAACGGAGCTCACGTCATGCCTCCTCTCTGCGGTGACGCAGAATGAAGTCGTGGAATCGGGACGGGGTGGAAATCTCCGCCTCGCATCGAAAGGCGGGGAACGGGACTTCGATGTCCGCGTCGGCCGTTCCTTCCATGGCTTCGGCCTTGCAGGAAAACCCGGGCATGTTCGCCGTGATCTCGGCCCATCGTGCCGCCCGGGCTTCGGCATTCACCGAAAACCCGGGAAGATTGACCGTGATTTCCGCCCATCTCTCGGCCAGCGCTTCCGCGGCACAGGAAAACCCGGGCAGTTTCACCGTGATTTCCGCCCACTTCTCGGCCCTCGCTTCGGCCTCGCATGAAATGCCGGGCATCTCCGCTTCGATGTCGGCCCCGCCCACCAGCTCGCACGAAAATCCCGGCGCGGGAATTTCGATGTCGCAATGCGCGATGGCCGATCTCGCGCCGACCTGGTCCCCGTTTTGAAGGTGCGTCGCCATGGTGACGACGGTGGATTGACCGACGGGCGTGGAAACGGGCGTTGCCTTGACCGATACGATCCCGGGCACCTGCACGCTGTTGCAGACGGCTCCGGCCTTGACCGAAACGACGGCCTCGATCACCGTGTCGTAGGCCTCGAGCTCGGTGCTGACCACTCTTCCGCCCGGGCTGCCGCTTCCTCCCGTGAAGGTGAAGCCCACCGGCGTGCCGCTCGTGTTGATGCACACGACCTTGACGTACCGGGCGTTCACCGGGTTCGTCAGCGTGAAGGTGAGGCAAGCCCCAGCCCCGCCGTGCGACGGAGTGGGATTCGAGAAGGTTTCGACGAACGTCCAGTTCGAATTGTCGTCGGATCGGTAGATGGAAAAATTGGGCGCGTAAAAGGGACCGCCGCCCCATGCCGTCCAGGTGACGAGGTTGTTGTAGTTGTCCGTCCACCGGACGTAGAGCAGGATTTGAGCGACACCCTTGACGGAACCGAGATCGAGGCCGACCGTTCCGCCTCCGTAGGCCGAAAAATAGGACGCCCCGGCCCCGATGGTCTTGTCGGTATCGAAGAGGGCCGAAACCCCGGTGGTCATCGCCCCGGACGTGTAGGGCGGGGTGTCCGTGCATTTCAGACCGTCGGAGGGAGTGAGCAGGATGTAGGCCATCGGCTACGTCTCCAGCTTCACTTCGATGTTCGTCACCTGCAGCGGGTTGCCGTCGGTGGCCGTTTTGTTCCCGTTGAAATCGAAGTAGCAGACGATGGTGTCGTCGGAGCTTGTGTCGTCAATGAGAATTGCTCCCGGAGTGGGACCAATCGATCCGCCGGAGGCGATCCATTGGGCGTCGCTTGCCGTGTACTTCGCCTTGTTGTTGGCATCGTCCTCGGTGACCGCGCCGCCGGAGAGCGTGAGTCCTCCCGCCGTGTAGCCGTTTCCGGCCGCGAGCTCGGATGCCGACACATCCGCCCAGGTGGCGTGATTGTCCTCGTTGAAGACGAACCCGGAAGCCATGAGCCGGAGTTTCAGCGTGTCCGCGCTCATATCGATGACCTTTTTCATGAGCTGGTACACGAAATGATTGCTGCACTTGCTTGCCATCCGAGCCCCTCCTTATCAGGGATCCCTGATTTCGATGACGTACTGGTCGAGCTGCACGGCGTTGCCCGCCTGGACCGTCACGGGCGTGCAACGCTTGACGTGACGCACCAGCCCGGCGACGGAATCCGCCAGGGCGACGAACCTTCCGGTGCCCGAGCCGGTGGGCGAGGCGATTTGCTTTGCGGCCAGGGTAAGCTTTCGCCCGCTCACCGAACCGTCCGACGGGCCGGTGAAATCCGATGTTTGAAGCGGCGCGGAACCGAGCTTGTAGGTCGTCGTCGCCTGGTAGTAGGAAGCCGGCTCATCCGAACACAGGTACAGCGTGTCGCACGTGTTCTTCACCTGGATCAGCGCCGGGTCCGAGAAAAACGACGCCCAAAAGGCGGTGGGCATGTTCGAGCCTCCCCGTGCCGTTTAGCCTTCCATCGGCATGACGATTTTCATGGAGTTGACGTATTGCGCGTGTCCGGCGGTCACCTCGGTCGAACCCACCTTGGCGTTGGCCCCGGATTTGCCGATGGAGCCGTCGAAGCGGATCGCGGTCGTTGACGCTCCGGTTTCGTACCGGTTGTCGTAGAAGCGGAAATGCCTCGCCGATCCATTGGCGAGACCCAGGCCGGACCAGATTTGCGCCGCGGCCTTCTCGAGCACGCCGTCGGTCGGCTCATCCTCGAATTCCAATCCATTCAGCGGGTTCCCCGGCGTGAAGGCGCCCGAATTCAGGGTGATCCGCAAAAGCTTCTCCCCGGTTTCGGCATTGTCGGCTTTTTCCGGTTGTTCCCCGATGCGCCATTCCATTACGCCGTGCCGGAACAAATCCTTGAAGCTGCGCGAGTTGGCGAGAGCGACCGTGATGGATGCCCCCTCGGTCTCCGTCACCGGCGCGGTTTCGAGGGTGACCTGCGAGCCGTCCAGGGCGACGGTGGCGATCTTCCAATCGCGATTGTTTCCGGATTGCGCGGCCCCGCTCACGACGATCACGTCGCCGGGCAGGAGGAATTTCAGTCCGTTTGCCGAATCGGCCAGGACGTTGCCGGATGCGTTGAAAGAAATGGTAGCGGCGGCAAGGGCGTGCTTCCCGCCAAGAAGGGCGTTTCTGAGCCCCGTGCTGTATCGAATCGCCATCGGTTTTGCTCCTTTCTCGAATTACCTCAGTTGGTGCCGCTCGATCAGTATGCCGACCGCCACCCAAAACAGCGCCAGCAGGCAGTGAAGGATCATTTCGCCCATCGCGCATTCCTTCCCATGGCCTATGGATTGAGCGACGCGATGTATCGCCCGTTGTGCCAGGCGCCTGCGCCGCTCGCCGCTTCGGGCAACGACACCGCGTCTTGCGTGAGGTTCACGAAAACGCCCCCCGCGGCCCCGACGCAAACGCCTTCCCGGGAGGCCCACATGACGGCCTTGCCGTCGATTCCCCGCTTCTTGAGCTCTCCGACCACGGAGGCGTCGACATCGGCTTCCGTCCCCGGAATGGCCGGATAGGGGGCCTTCGGCACGATTCCCCACTGTTCCGGGTCCGGCCCGGCCAGAAAATACGTGGCGTGCCGGTCCGCGACCCACACGCCGTCCTGCACGGACCGCATCAGGGTGAGCCTCGATCCGAACCGGACCGCGTAACGCTGCGGCGCGAACCAGTAAGGCGCGAACGGCAGGGAAGGCAGCACGGCATCGTCCACGGCCACCAGGACCCGCCCGCCGAACACGTCGACAAGGTGCCCGACGGGCGGTTTGCGGATGCCGTAGGTGAGCGGCGGGCCCACATAGTCCTTTCCGGCCCACGCCTTTACGGTTCCCCGCAAGAGGTCGATCACCCCGTTTTGAACGCCGTTCGAGTGAAAAATGTCCGTGCCGACCGGCGCATGGGACATGCGAAGCCCCGGGGTGAGTCCGTATCCCAGGGACCGCGCCGAATAGTCGGGCCTGAGCTCGTACAGAGAATCCTCCGAGCAAAAAAAACAGTGGCCGGCATGGGCGAACAGCGAATGCGCGGCCCCCGAGCGCCGCAGGGTGTAGCCCTTTCGCATGGAAACCCGCCCGGTGTCCTCGATATCGACGTTGACCGCCTCCGGGAGCTCCTGAACGCCGGTTTCCGGGTCGAACTTCATCCGGGCCGGGTCCTGGCGCATGTTGAGCCCGAGCGCCGCGGCGAAAAGCGGAACGGGCACCATCTTCGGGGGCAGAAGGGAAATCGAATCGATGCTGAAATCCGAGCCGTTGACGTTTTCGATTCGCAGCTGGAAGTACCGACCGCGAACGGAGCGGTCGAGATCCACCCGGTTCCCGTGCTGCTGGTTGAATACGAGCCGGTTCGAGAGCGTCCTGGTTCCGGGACTGCCGTCATCCGCCGTCACGTTCAGGCTCAAATCTCCATCCGCCTCGAAGCCTATGTAAGCTTTGAGGAAGTTCTTTACATACTGGGAGCCCCAATCGACCTTGGCCGTATCGAAGTAGGCGGCGATATGTGCCCCGGCGTCCGTCCTGGCGTCGAAAAGGGAAAAGATCCCGTCCTCGTTTGCCCCCAGGAGCACGCCGTTGAACACCGCGTAGGAATTGAAATCGAAGCCGTCATACTGCGACGCGGCGTTGATCCGCGTGTTGAGCGCAAGGGTCAATCGCTCGATCGCGCTCATACCCACCGCCTCATCTGCACGCGGGATTTGGGCATCCCGTTTCGCCTGAAAAGCACCTGGCGCACCAATCCCTTGAAGCGCGCGGTTTCTTTGTCGTCGAAGGCGGCCATGGCCTGCCCGGTTTCATCCCGGGTCGTGTTGCTCATGTGATAGAGCTTGACGAGATACTCCTGGATAACTTGATCGAACAATCCCGAGTATGGAACCACGCTCGTTTCGTCCGCCATCGGCGTGGAGAACCGGAAGTAGTTGCCCCTCACGGTGACGGCGGCTTCGGGCGGCGGGTGAAGAACCAGGCTCGACCCGGTGAGCTCGTAATATTGCGGCGTCCCGGGTGCCGTCAGCCTCAGCGCGGTTTCCCTGTCCGGCAACGCGAACAGGAAGCGCGTCGTCCCGTCAATCCACGGCGGTTCGGTGAGCGCCTGGAACCCCGGCGGCAGACCGGCGCTCGAAGCCCCGGCGGCGAAGGGAAGTTCCAGCGGCGTTTCGGCGAGTTCGGATTTTTCCCACAGGAGTTGCATGTCGATTGCCCGCAGGATGTCGTTGATGAGCGGAACGACATTGTCCGCAACCCCAGAGACGCCCGTGAACGTCGTGTTGTTGATCCGGTACTTGACCGCGTTGACGATTTCCTGAACGGTGGACATGGCTCACTCCGGCTTTTTCGGGCGGCCCCTGGTTCGCGGAGGATCGAGGATCGCCGGTTCCGATGGAGGATCATCTGTTCCGGCCTGGATTTCACCGTCGCCGGGCTCATCCTCGAGAGTCGTGAAAACCGGGAGTTCGTTTTCGGGAGCGCCGGCTTGCGTTTCCTCATCGATTCGAGCCGATTCAACCCGTGGAAGGATCGGAGCAGGCTTTCCGATACCGATGGGCCTGCCGCCTTCCGGGCATTCGAACGGTTGCATGTCCGCTCGCGTGGCCAGGCGCGGATTGAACACGTAGAAATGTCCGGTGGTGATCTGCCTCAGATATACGGGCATTGGATATCCTTTCTCTTTGAATCCCGCCCCGGCCGCCCGTCCGTTCGGGCGGTCCGGAGCGGGGGATTAAGTGTGCTAGCTGTAATCGCCTTGGGTGTCCAGGTTGACGATCACGGCCTTCACCAGCACCTTGGCGGCGTTCGCGCCGGCCTGGTTCATGGTGAGCCGGATATCGTCGGCTGCCGCGTAATATTTTGGATTGGCCAGCGCGGCTCCGGCGTGCGCGAGAGTATTGAGATTGACGTCGGCGCCGAATGCCGTGGGCGACGCCGAATCCCCGATTCCGGCAGTCAGCACGGCGCCCTCCGCGGTCAGCACTTGGTGGACGACTTCGAGCACGCAGGACTTTGCGGGAATGGCGATGATCGCGGCGCTCTCGGCGTTTCCGACCGGGTGCTTGGCCAGGTCGAGCACGGCTTCGATCACGGACAGATTGACCCCGGTGAACGCCGCTTTCGCGGCCCCTCCGGTGAAGTTGTAGGTTGGTGCAGCCATGTGTATCGCTCCTTTTTGAAAGAAAAATCCGGCATCCCCGTGGAGGAATGCCGGAAGTTGTGAGGGTTACGCCGCGCCCTTGGTGGCGTAGAGGTCGCACAGCCCTTCGGGCTTTACCACCTTGTAGCCGTACACGTTGAGGCCGCGCACCAGGTTGCCGAACGTGCTCTCGGCGCGCAGCGTCTCCATGTTGGTGATTTGCGCCGCGAAACTGATCGCGCACGGATGCCCGGCCATCATGTGAAAACACAGATCCGAGCCGTCGAGCGCGGAATAGAGCAGGTTGCTCGAATAGATCGTGAACCGGTCGATCATGCCGAGACGGCCGTTTCTCAGGATGCTCGTGCCGTCTCCGGCAAGGGATGCGTCCTTGAGCTCCGATTTCTTGATCATGCCGCAAAAGATAGGCGGCATGAGGAGCCAGCGGCGGTCCTCGGGAACGCTCTGCTCATCGAGCACCGTTCCGAGATCGACGATGAAATCCAGGATGTTCGCCTTGGTCAGTTCCACGGGGGTTCCGGCGATGCCGAGATTGAAGGCCGCCGTTTTCTTCCCGGCCGCTGCGCCTTTGTTGGCGGCGTCGGCGTCGGCGTAAACGACATGGAGAACATCCTTGTCGATTTCGATTTTCATCTGCTCGGAGGCGTCCCGGCTCCAGTCGGACATAATCTTCACGTCCGACTGAAACTTGTCCACGTCCTCGACGATGAAATTGAAGTATTTGCCCTTGTCGATGTTGAGCTCGATGATATCGGCTTCCGGGCGCTGGATGAGCAGGTTCTGTGCTTTTTGGTAGTCGCGGATCACGATGTCCGGGGTCTGGCGGATGTTGACCTTGTCCCCGAAATTCTTGATCTCGCCCTCGTGGTCGGTGTTGCTGATGGCCGCAAGCACGGTCGCTTCGTAGAATTTGACGAGCAGCTTGCCGGACCAGATTTCCGGGATGAATTTCCCGGAGTAATTCGGATGCCCTGCGGCTGGAGTGAGACCCATGGTTCATGCCTCCATAACGGAAAAACCGCATGGAGGCTTGTTGCCTGCTCATGCGGTCATTTTCCTTGTCTGTGGGCGGCTTCCATCTGCTTGTTGAAAGCCGCCTCGATTTTGTCGTATTCGGCCTTGGGGATTCTTCCCCTGGTGTACTGCGCCGCCGCCTGCTGGAATTGCTCGGGCGTTATGGTCTGCGCCGGTCCCGAAGGGGGAGCGCCGGAAGAGCTCCTGCCGGGAACGACCTGGTTTTCGATTCCCGGTTTTCCGGGAGTCTGCCCGGCTTTGGCCGGAGGCGGATTTGCGAGGCCTTTTTCGCGCTTGAACTGGTCGAAGAAGAGAACATGCCGGTTGACGTCCATCCGGGCCGTAGCGTCTTCGAGAAGTTTTTGGCGCGGCAGACCGCTGAACGGATCAACCTCGTTGAGCCAGCCGATGAATCCCGGGTCCTTGTTGATTGCGTCCCAATCCGGGACCCGCTCGTCAACGGCGTCCCAAAACCGTTGCCGGTCGGTCTTGGCCTGGTTCTGGACGATGGCGCCCGCCTGGCCCTCCGTTTTGGCCAGCCGGTCGGTCAGCTCCTTGTTCTGCCTGGTCAGGCCGACGATGGAGTTCACCAGCGCCTGGATCTCGTCCGGGAAATCCTCGTAGTCCTGGAGATTGATCTCGGGCACGGGCGTCGGTTTGGGCTCGTCGTCCTTTTTCGGCTCGGCGGGCTTTCCGGCCTTGAGCGCATCGACTTCGCCCTGAAGCGTCTTGACCAGTTCGGCCAGGCGCGGGACTTCGGCGTTGTACTTGCCCTGCAAAACGAGATACTTGACCTTCCAGTCATCCTCATCCGGCTTCGTATCGCCCGGTTGCTGCGGCGAAACCGGGGAAGAGCCCGGAGGCGGTCCCGGTTCTGCTGCGGGCGCGGCTTCCTTGCCCGGTTCGGGCATTTCGGGAGCCGGTGAATCTTCCGGGGCCTTCGGGGGCTCGACGGGAGGTTCGTTTCCGGTGTTCCCTGTTTGCGCGGCGGCCAGTTCGGCCTGGAGCTTGTCGGCTTCCTCGGCCTGCTTTCGCACTGCCGCGGGAAGCGCGGCGTAGTCTTGCTCGGACATGATCGGTCCTTTCCGTGAGCCCCGTTGCCGGGGTATTCACTGGCGGTGCGGGAGGGTCGGAGCGCATCTGGTCTTCCGGTCCCGCGAGTTGAAACAAAAAAGCCCCACCCGGAATGGGTGAGGCTCGGTCACGCTGTGTGGATTGTGGTGGAGATGGATTCAGGTCAGGCCTGGTTCCTCCTCAGATCCTTGATCTTCTGAAAAGTTTCGCGTGCCCCGGAGGCGGCATCAAGAATGTCCTCGAGCGCCTGCCGGGCTCCCTGCTGCCACATCAGGGACGGCGGGCTTGTGTGCCTGCTCTTTCGATCCAGATCTGCAAGCGAATCGGTGAGCCATCCCCTGAGCTTGTTAAAATCCCGGTTGCTTTCAAGAGATGAAAGCGCTTCCCAAACGTCATCCGAGCATTTGGTCATCATGGACATTGATTATTCTCCCTCATGGCCTTGGTTGTTGCGTGAACGTGGCAAAATCCTGCCCGCCCATCTTGCCGCCGGCGGGATTGGTTTCTTCGGACTGCCGCATCTGAGCCGGGCCGCCTCCGGGTTGCGCGGGACCGCCGTTCACGGGCGAGCCCCCCTGACCGCCGCCGATTGCCGCGACCAGGGTTTCGATGGGAATGCCAAGGACCGCCGAAATCCTCTCCAGACCGGCCTGGAGCTGTGTGAGTTCTCCCCGCAGGATGTCGTCCCGGGACGGAACGATGTTGTCCACGGGCATCTTGAGCGCCCGGACCGATTCCCGCAGGATTTCCGCGAGACCTTCCTTGCCGATCACGGCGATCACGTTCGGGTTCAGCGCCACCTGGAGGAATTCGTTCCGGCGCATTTGGAGCTGCTCGGCCATGATGAGAAAATCGCTTGCCCGCGCTCGGATCTTGATGTCCCCCTTGACGCTCGGATCGTCGCCCCACAGCATCGTCCACAGGTGCAATGCCTTGATGGACGGCACGACGATCCCGAAATCGACGTTGCTGACCACGCGTTTCATGACCCGGCTGGAAGCGTTCATCAGCATGGAGAGTCCAGACGCCGTGCCCGCGCCGCCGCCCTTGGAATCTGTCCCTCCGTAGGAGTAGGACCAGACGCCCGTGATTTCCCCGGAGAGATTGAAGAAGTAGTCGAACAACTTGAGCAGCTCGCCCGTCATGGCGTTCGGCTGGAAGAAGTTGATTGCCGGGTATTTCCGCTCGCCCGTATCGTTCGTGGTCTGCCAGATTTTCCAGGGGTAGAGGTTCGTCACGTCCTCGCCCGCCTGAATGCGGTCGACGTTGACTTCCACCTGCGGGCCGGAGGCGATGGCCATGTTGTTGACCAGCGCCCGGGCCGCTGCGTTGCAGATGTCCTGGATATCGCTCATGAGCTCTGGCAACGCCTTGCCCCAAATGGAGCCGGCCTTGCGCTCGAAACAGGCGCCGTAATAGTTCCGGTCGCCCAACGGCGAGGGGTTCTTGATGCAGCGAATCACATGCCGGCCGATCAGCCATGCGTTGATTTCGTAGTCCAGGTCGGGGTCGGGGATCTCGGCTTTGTCCATTCCCCATTCGAGGAGCATTTTCCCCTGAGCCGATCCGCAATACTCGAGGGCCTCGATGGTGACGGCGGGATCGTCGCGCTCATAGTCCCGCGACTCCGCGATAGCCCGGTCCTGGTCTACCGCGAGCCAGTTTCGCAAGCCGCCCTGGCCGTATTCCCGGAGCACGGTGCGGATTGCCTCTTCCGAGTATCCGCTGACGCCGATCAGATCGTTCAGGTCTTTGCGCGTGAGCCGGTGCCGCTCGATGAGATACCCGTCTTGCAGGGTGCGGGCGCCCGGGGACGGGTAGAGGTCGAAGGGGCTCACGACGTCGTATTCCTTCCGGAGCTCATCTTGCACCTGGACGGTGTTGTCGGGCATCCAGGAGAGGCCCTTTCGGCGCCGGATCACCGGACCTTTCAGAAAACATGCCGGAAACGTCACGAGGTCGTCGATCAGCTCTTCGATGGCCTGGTAGTAATCCGCCTGGACAAGATCGTCGTCCATGGCGTCTTCCATGCGTTGTGCCCGTTTCTTGGCCGCCGCCTCGATTTCCTTTCGCTTTTGTTCGGCCGCCGCCTCGATTTGAGCGCGCGCCTGGGCTTCGTCGGCAACGAGGCCGGTAGCGTAGATCTCGTTGACCAGCTTGACGTTGACGTCGGCTTCAACTCTTTGCAGGATTTCGGGGGAAAGCTCCGGGACGGGTGTCGGCTCCGCGGCCCACGCACGCTCCCCCGGAGGGAGCATCACGTCCCGGATCCAGGCTTTCGCGGCCCGGACCTTGACCGAAGTCAGCATGATGAAGATTTCGGAGCCTCCGAACTTCTTGATTTCGGCCAGCTTTGCCGGGTCGTACTTGCCGTCAACCTGGCGCAGGCAGGCGAGCAGTCGCTCCTCGATGGGTCGTTTGGCAATCTCGGCCGCCTGCCAGCACTTGCTCAGATAACCGGCAAGCGAGGTCGTGAGCGCCTCTGTTTGCTTTCTGCGCTCCTCTTCGGCCTGCAGGCGCTCCGCTTCTTCCTGCTGTTGCAGGACCGCGTTGGGAACGACCCGGATCAATCCGCTCTGATCGTATGGCATCTTTACGTCCATCCTGCCGCGCTCTTGGGCGTCTGCTGCTTGACGGTTGTCGGCATGGGCATCGGAAATCTCACGTTCATTTTTGCGTCGAGGATTCGCGCCTGGCAGTCGAACCAGTCGTCATGCACGGCGACCGGGAAGGCAAGGTACTCCTCGTCGATGAACTCCCGCGTGGCGTCATGTTTTTTCCTCTCGGCGTCGATGAACGGGCACGTTTCGGGCAGGAAAATTTTCCCCTGCTCGTAATAGGGGATGAGCCTCCTGATCCGATCGTTCTTGGGCATGCTCCCGCCCAGGGCCACTATCGGAAACCGGTAGTTCTCCTTGACCATGACCGACTGGATATGCTCGATGTCCGAGTCCTTCCCGTATTTCTCGTACCCCACACGAATGGGCTGATAGAGCCTGTGCAGCCGGAAAAGGGCCTTCGTGCGTTGCGGGAGGTTCAAGCGGTCCCGAAAGAAGAAGATGGAGTAGAAATTTCCGTCCGATGCCGCCCCGATCACCCACATGGCCGTGTAGTCGCTGGTTTTCTTCTTCTCGCTTGCCGGGTCCACGAGGATATACCGGTTCATCCCGGACCATCGTTGCGGCCGCCAGAACTTGATCCAATCTTCTTTGAACCCCTGGACTTCGTCGGCCGTGGGATCCTGGAGCATTTGGCACCCGAACACATACGGGCCCATGTCGCGCCGTTTCTGAGCGAGCACGGCGGGAGTGAGAAAAACCGGCTTCCCTTCAACCTTCCCGGTGTCGGTTGCCGGATAGATGCGCTTGTCGGCGGACTTTCGGTCCATCATCGTCTTGTAGCTATCGTTGAAATGATACCTGGTGCCGATGTAGCGTATCCGGCCGTCGGCGGTGCCAAGGTTCAGGCTGATTTCCCAGGCGCCCGTGACTTTCTTGATCATCTCAGGAGTCGTGACGGATTCTATCGTCACGACGTCATCGTAGATCAGCAGGGAGAAGTGCTTGCTCGTGGGTTGCCCGTCGACCAATCCCCAGGCCTCGACCGTTGATTCCTTGGGATTGCCCTTGCGCTTGACGATAATGCCGTCGTCCACGGACCATCTCGGAGCCTGCTTTTTGGGCTCTGCCCATAAGATGTCCGAGAACAAGTCTTTCAGATATGCGTTGTCCTCGAATTCCCGCTTGATCTGCGTGAGGAAGCCCTTGGCAATCGGGCGTGTGTGGCTGAAAATCCCGATCGTGATTTCCGGGTCGCGCAAAACGTCCTGGATCGTCATCCCGAACGTGATAATCGTCGATTTGTAGTGATCCCGCGCCCACAAGTCCAGGTGACCATCCGGGCTCCTTTGCACTTCCAGGCATCGATCATAAAGCCAGTCGTGATCGACATCCCGACGCTTGAGCACGCGGGTCAGGAGAAAGAACACGTCCTGCAAGGCCAGTTCCCGGCAGGCGGCCTGCTCTTCCTCCTCGCTAACCGCGGCTGCGCTCCTGAGGATTTCGGTGTACCTGGCCTTGCGTGCTTCGCGCTTATTCACCGTTGACCACGCTGTCGATCAATTCTCTGATCGCGGGAGTGAGGGTGTGGCTGACGTGAATCGGCTTCTCCCCATCCCCGGTGTGAACCATTTCGCGGGGGGCCTTGGAAACGAGGAAATCGGCGATGTCCATTACCTTGTTGAGATCGTTCGCCCGCAACGCGTAGAGGCTCATTTTGACGGTGAGGTTCGTCTCCGCGACCTCACGGACTACCTTCCTTGCCCATGCTCTCGTGTGTCGCCCTTCGGGGGCCGCAATCCCAATCGAAATGCAAAACGCCAACCGTTCCTCGTCGGTCAGGTTGGCGAAGAGATCCTGAGCCCAGGTCTTTTCATCCAGGCCCTCAACGAGGCGTGTCTCGTTGTGGTAATTGGATTTACGACTGTGCTGTTTCTTGGCCCCGCGTGCCATTTCTCCGTCCTTCCGTGAGTGCTCCCCAAACCGCCTCGATACCCATCGCCCGAACGAGGCAGTTCAGAGCGCGATTATCACCCGCAGGCGAATGGATGAGCCGCGCTTTGGCATCAATGGCCGCAACCGTGCGCTCCTCGACGTGCCGGAAGTTATTCATTTCTCAAACCGCGAAAATCAATCGGGGTGACCGGGAGAAGCACATCGATGCGGTAGTCGTTGTGACACCGGTCGCAACGCCGGTGTTCAATCCGTCTACCTGGATTACCCGGACAGGTCTCTAGGATTTTGATCATCTCGTACTGTGTTGTGGATCGACAAGTCGGGCAGTAGTCAGGTTGAAGACGATCTTGTTCCATGGGTGTTTTCTCCTTCGGTTTATTCCTCGATCTCCCCGCGCATATACCCAAACACGATCCCTTTGGCCCATTCCAGGAGCCCGAGGACCGTCAGGCAGGATTGCCCGAACCAATACCGGGCCATATCCGACGCCATGCGCGAATCCGCGGGCGCCATATCGTAGGCGAGAAAGAGATTCCGGATTTTCCCCTGCCTGTTCAACTCGATCACTTTGAGCAGCTCTCGCTCGCAACCATCGGGAGGCACCACGAACGGGAGCACCCTTGCGTGTTCGGATTGCGGTTGCACGACCTGAAGAGTCATGGGATTTTCTCTTTCCTGTATGGCTCACATGGGAAAGGTGGTTATGCTGATGCCTGGATTTTCCCGCTTTATCAATGAAACACCCATGAACCGGACATCGCGCGGTCCATGGATACTGATGCGGGATTTGGACAGTGCCTCAGCCCGTAGAGAATCCCACTCAGCAGGGCCAAGCGAGATGCAGACAATGCCCCTGCCACGCCCCTCAGCCTCTGCGAGTTTGTCTATGATAATGTCGGATACCATTTCTTCCCCCCCCCTTTCCGCCCGTACCGGCACTTTTGCAGCCCATGTATCGCGTTCCTCTTTCACTTCCCCACGCCCTTGACCTTCTCGAATGAACGCGCCCCCGCCAGCCCCAGCATCCCGAACAGCAGCGTCATCAGCACGGTGCTGTCCAGCACGGGCAGGGGAGGCAGCGGCGTAGCCTTGAACGCATTGAGGCACCAGGGCAGAAACGGGCATACGATCAGCTGGTAGACCAGCCCGAACACGCAAACCCACCCGACAGCTGGCCGCCATCCCCCGCGAAACAATGAGCCGCTCGCCGCCTCTGCCTGGTTGACCGCGAGTTGCGCCAGGCGGGCGGAGTTCTCGATTTCGAGGAGGCGCATTTCGATCTCGGCGCGTTTGTCTGGATCAATCGGAGCTTCGCCGGTAATCGCCGTCCGAATCCCAATCGCCGCCTCTCCGATCCCCTTGAGGATTCCGGAGGCGGTTCCACTGGTCAATTCACTCAAAAATCCAAAGCCCATTTTCTCACCTGCTTCCCTTCCCCGGATTTTTGGCCAGCTCGTCGCGCGAACCCGGGGCCTCGGTGAACCTCAAATTCCAGAGCCGGTCGTTGATCTTGCCCAGGTCGCAGCTCATTTTTTCGAGCAACCTCAATACCTCGTCGTCGGTTTTTTTCAACAGCGGGATTTGCTCGACCAGGACCCTCGCTTCCCGGTCCCGCTCCTCGAGGTGCTGCACCCGGGCGTCGAGCGTCGCCGTCCACCGGATCGTGGCGACGGCGTGAACGCCGAGTGCGATCACTACGCCGAGAATCGGAGCGTTTCTCCGGGCCCAGCAAATCGGTCCGCCGCCAGCGGCGCGTCGCTCAGTCATGGGATTGGCCTCCCGCCCTGGGAGAAACTGCCGTTGAGTCCGCGACTCGTTTTGCCGATTATCCTCACAGCCTCTCGCTCCTGTGTGTCAGGGGTGATTGGTCAGGCTCGGTCGTGCGTGCCATCGCCCGGCCGGGCCGCACTCCTTAAACGCCGCCGCTCCGGAACATCCGGAACTGATTGATTGCCTCGTGGACCGCGTTCTGCAGGGCTTCCATGCTTCTCATCCCTGTAATGTGATACTGATCGAATTCGGAAGGAACGGGATCCCCCTGACGCTGTTTGGCCAAGGTCGAGAGCGCCCACCGGAGCACCTGTTCAACCTTGTAGCTGTTGGTCTGCGCTTTATTCAGGGCCTCGATCGCGGCATTCAGGTTCTCCATCCATAAAACCTCCGCGCCCGCCAGCTCCCCAAAAAGAAAGGGACCGCCTGCCGAAACAAGCGGCCCCCCATTATGAAAAATGTGTCACAAGGACCACGGAACTTTGGGCCAATCAAGCGGGTCATTGCCGTCCCCCGCATAAACCGGCCACAGTATCAAAATTGGATCAAATTCAGAGACTTCGCGCAACTATCAAATTGTATCAACTTAAGCTATGGATATTGTTTACTTATGCTCTGAAATCTATTCTATGGTAATTGGCAAAAAAAAGAGGCGTTCTCCATCTCCAAATCTTCGCCGGACAAAATCACGAACATACGAAAACACCTCACCTCACTCCATCAAACGGCGTTCTCATTTGCCCATCTCTCGAATCCTTCGCATTGCCCTCCTGACCCTGACCCGCATTGCATGCCTTGGATCGACAGCGCGGGAGTGTTTCTTCCATCTTTCCACCCAAATCTTTCGGCTGATGATCTGCCCGAGGCACCGACGCACCGGGAATCCCTTCGAATGCACATGACGCCAGAACGTGGCCATGGAGATTCCGGCGTAAGCGGCTACAGCTTTGGCGCCGTGGAGCCAATCGGTTACGAGGCGTTCTCCATCTCCAAATCTTCGATCGAGATCAATCCCCTGGAGACGGCGAGGTCTTGCAGCTCGCGCAGAATCTGCCGGATCATACGCCGCAATTGCCGCCTTGAGAGCTTCATAGTCCTCATCCCGAAATCTTCCCATTCGTTGGCCTCCATAACGCACCAGGCGATAATAATTTTCTGCTGGTCATCGGTCAGGGATAGCACACAAAAACCGAATTCCTCGACATCAGAGCCGCCTTCGCCTTGGATGGGCGGAGCCACGAGGCCGCAATAGTCCCGACGTGACATCCGCGCCAGGATGCCCGGGCGGAATCCTTCGCACGAATCTCGAGCCATCCATGAGAAAAGAAGCGAGTAGACACGGCCATGGATCGCGTATGGCATCGGTCATGATCCTCCGCAGCTCGCCGACCATCGTTACGCTTCCGCTCTCCTGAGCCACCCGCGCCGATATTTCTCGAACGCCGGCTTCTTTGCTATCAATCCGAGATAGAAGTCCTTTGCGCCGAGGCGGATACCATTCAGCAGGGGGTCGGGCGACAGGGAATTGATCCGTGCCAGGCTCTTGGGTCCGAGCTTGCCGTCGACCACCAGGTTCCCCGCCGCGGCCTGGGCGATCATGTGGGAGCGGACGGAGCCCATGTTGACGGCAAGATCGAAGATTTTCCAGGCCACCATCGGGTCGCTTATCCATTCGTAGCCGTAGTGCTCCCACCACTGGCTGTAGTAGATCTTGATCGCTTCTTCCACGGTCATGGCCAGGATGTCCGCGCGGTCGATCCTGCCGTCGTGATTCATGTCGCCGATCAGGTAGCCGTCGTCGGGGTCGATCTCGCCGCATTTGGTCATGAAGACGATGCTGATCCCGTAATTCGTGACGCCCCCCGGGTCTACAAGATCGTCGGACAGCTTCCCCTCGAAATCGAGGGTCCGGTTGATGTTGCTCAGAAACTTCTCGGTCAGTTCCATTGGTACTCTCCCCTCCGGTATTGAGCCTCTTTATCTCGAGTGGAGCAAATTTCGGGGCCGCGAATGCACGCAGTGCGGATGATGAAATGATCGTCCAGACGGTCCCTCACCGCGATGCCGGCGACCGTGCGCATGTGCCAGATATGCCCTTGGAAGCGGGCCATGAGATACCGGATCGCGGCCTTGCGAAAAGCGGTTTCGGGTGTTTCGGGTTTGTGCGTCGCTCGCGCGGTCGCCATTATTTCATCTCCTTTTCCTGGATCAGCACCTCGCATTTGATCATGTGCAGCGCCATGACGGGCGCGAACTCCTTGTCCGGGTCCTGCGCCTCGACCTCGATGGTAATGACGCCGATGCTCTCGCCCATCTTGCCCGTCTTGAGCGCGAACTTCGAAATGACGGCCTTCTTGAACTCAGCCACCTTCATCATCCCGCAAACCTCCCGCCGGCCTCGCCATGCGCCAGATCGCCCCGAGGCGGATCAGGCCCTCAAGGGCCGTAAAATGTCCCTGCACCCCGTAATCCCTCGCCACCCGGACCATCAAGTTCCGCCGCTCCTCGGGGGGCAACGCCCCGAAGCGCCGCCTCGCCTCGTCGAACCGGTCCTTTTCCCGGCAATCCTCCGCGGCCGGCTGCCAACGCCCGTTTCCCGCGCTTCTTGCCTTGTCGGCCCGAACGTTCAGAACCGCCGTCGCCATGTTGCGCGGATATTCCCCTCGTTTGAGCACGTCGAAAACGGCGGCCAGCTCCGTGGCCGGAATCTGCTTTACGTCCTCGTACCAGAGGTCCACCGACTCCCTTGAGGGATACTGCCGCTGGTTGTAGTCGCACAGGTTCTTTACGAATTGCCTGAACTCGGACAATTTCACCGGCCGCCTCCTTCCTCGAGTTCTCGGACCCAATCCGGCTTTTTCGGATCGTAGCGGGGGCCGTCCCTGCATCTTGTCTCGTTGAGATAGGACTCGAATTTCGTTCCGAACAGCGTCTCCGGTCGAAGGTAATCGATCATCTTCGGATCCGTTGCCCACTTCTCGCATTTGACGTCGATGACCCGCTTGAAGTCTTCGATTCTCCACCCTTCGGACCATCGAGCCTTGATATGTTTCTTGGTTGCTTGCGTGTTTGCGCGGTACCGCTTTCCGGTTTTGGCGTTGAAGTATGCGATGATCTCCGCGAAAGGGGGCGAGGCCGGCGGGGCGTCGGGCAGGTTGCCCGACAGCGTACCGTTAGGTACGCAATCTTCAGGATTCAGGATTAAGGATTCAGGATTCAGGACGCGCGCGCGCGAGGGTTGCCTTGGTGGAAAGTCCTTTTCGCCTTGGTGCGAAGTGCTTTCCACCTTGGTCGAAAGGGGTTCGGCTTTTTCGGGAGGATTTTCGTTCCAGGGGGGAATTTCGGATGGCTGCTCGTTGCTGTGCGGACGCTGGTGTTTCAGAAAATTGAGGATTTGGATGTACCGTCTTCCCTCGCGACAATACCGGACGATCAGCGCCGGCGCGCCGTCGCTCTCGGTCTGCCCGGCCAATTGATCCAGGAGCGCGTCCACCGAAACGGATTCTCCCGGAAAAACCTCGAGGCCGATTTGGCGCGGCCTGTCCTGAAGTCTCCCCTCGCGATCCGCAAGGCACCACAACCCGACGAAAAGGATTCGCGCAAGGGGGTCGCATCCCAGCAGGTGTTCATTGGAAAAAAAACCAGGCTTTACATTTCTTGCCCGCATCTTCCCCTCGAAATCGAGCGCTCCCCTCAATACTCCGGCCGTCCGGTTTCATTGAAAACGGTCGCAATCCGCCTCAAGCGGTTGGGGTTCGTGAAATCCCCGGCCCAAAGCCGTTCATCCATGCTTCGCGCCGCGGCCTTCTCCGGATCGTGCGAGTGGTGGAAACACTCGCCGGTCTTGTTGTGGATACTCAGCTTCCTGCCGCATTTGCGGCACACGCCCACATTCATAATTTTCTCCGCTATCATCGTCGCCACACTTCCAAGACATCGAATATTCCGGGTTAATTTTTATCGAGAGAAAAATTATTACTTAATTTGACTCGTCGTCGGCGTTTCCGGTAGCCTGTTCCCAATATTCGGGAGTGTCGCTTTCGATAAGAAGTTGAGTGCGAATGGCCTTCTCCACCCACGCGGCAAACGACATGTCTTTTCTGGCCGCCGCCAGTTTTGCACGCTCTGCGATGGAAGGTCGGAGGCTGACTGATTGGGGGGCTTTCTGTTCGGCCAGGAATCCCATAGTTTCCCCCTCCCCGGGAAGTCACTGCTTGTTGCTGTTGTGTATTTTGTTCACAAGTGGTATGAAAACGACGAGAGGTGGGAACCGTGCCCGCCTATCGCCCATTGCACCCTCATGGGCCATGAACGAAAGGGAAAACGATGACGAAAGAAGAAATCGCACTCGAAATCCTCGTCGCCGTGATTGGAAACGAAAGGGGCCCACACTACACGATCGATAACGCCAAACAGGTGGCCGAAGCCTACAACGTCATTCTCGAGACGATCAAGGTTCCGGCGTCGGCACCGGAGAAATGATCGCCTTCACCATTTCGTGATAGGTGCGAATCGCATTATCGCCGTAATCGATCCGCTCGACCGCCAGGGCCATGATCCGGATCTTTTGATCGATTGAAAGCTCAGCGCCCGGATTCGCTTCTTGCGCGCAAGTGTTCATTTTCGGTTTCTCCTTGGTTTGCGGGGTGATGCTGCGGGGCATCATCGGAAAACAACCATTCCTCCGGTTTGCCCAGGATTGCGGACAGTCTCTTTTTTTCATCGTCCGTGAAGTCGCGTTCTCCACGCAGCTTCATGTTGAACGTGGACAACACCATGTCGAGCGCCGCGGCCGCCTCGCGCTGGACGAGGCCCTGCTCGATCAGCGCGATCTTGATCCGCACGCCCTGCCGGCGATGCGACGGAGACGGAGTCCCGACTTGAGGGGATTGAGACGTCATGAGCCGTATTCTCCATTCTGATGATTGTGACTGAAACATTTTACACAAATGGATTTATGCATGTCAAGGCCGAAGCCAAGTCAACTTATAAGAAGGCTGTTTGCTAGCCGCCTCGCTCTCGTCATGGGGGGGATGACTGCCACGGATCTGTCACGTGAACTCAAAAGCAAGCAAGAAGTCACAATCACGTATCAGGCAATCGTGAACTATCTCAAGGGCGATTCCTTGCCAAAATCAGATATTCTTTATGAACTCGGGAAGTTTTTCGGGAAACCAATGGGCTGGTTCTTTGGAGAGGATGAACCGCAGAGGCGCCTTCCCAAACTGGTGATAGAAGAGACTCGCCGGTTCCAGTGCCTTGACGGGAAACACACCTTCTCCCGGGAGCATTACGTGCCGATTCCATTGCTGAAGGACGCCATCGCGGCGGGGCCGCCGAGCCGGGTCAAGGAAGACGACATCGGGAGCTGGGCCGTCATTTACAACGACCGGGAATGGATGCCCCACAGCCCCGAGGAATACACCTGCGTCAGGGTCAAGGGAGAATCGATGTGGCCGGTTCTTGCCGACGGCGATATCGTGGCCGTGGATCATGCCGACCGGGACCCCGCCTCGCTCAACAACAAGATGGTCGTGTTCCGGACCGATGAAGGCGCGACGGTGAAATGGCTTCGGCACATCCCCAAGTACGAAATGGTGATCGGAGAGCCCGAAAACAGGGCGATGTCCGACAGCACCGTTTACCTCAAGGGCGAGGACATCAACGACAAAATCGTCGGCCGCGTCGCCTGGTGGTGGGCAAAGAGATAATCATCTGTCTGATATTTGAATTGACACAGAACAAAGTTGTGTATATTCAAACATTCCAAATACATCATTATGCTCTAGAAGCATCACGATCAATACCTTCTAGAATCCTAGTAAAATGCACGGACAACTTGAAAAGGAATAAATATAGCCCATAATTACTGAGAGTAAATAGACGTATTCCCTTAAGTTTTTCAAAGTCAATATACTTAGTATCACAATTGTTAATTCTATCGAAAAATACTATTGATTCCCTTTCTAGCATTCCATGTGGAGGAAGGTAGAATATCTGTGTAATTCTTTGTTTTCGGATATCCCTTACATGAGAGTCGATTGAATCGACATCCTTGATGCCCTCTTCCAGCAAGGCATTCTTATATTTCTCTAAATTAAAAATAGTAGCATAGATAATTGCTGACGGAAATAGCCTAGGATTAACTGGGCTAATATCACAGGTATTAGATAGCACCATAGCCGGCGCCATGGCGATCTTCTCATTGGGAAGATTGACCACCAGCATATCAGTCAATCCGTCACCTTGGTAAATCATTCTATCTTTTTGTAAGTAATCCGTATAAAGTCTACTATCTATATTATCCGGGAATCGCTTTAACTCCTCGAATAACTTATCGCTTGATCCAGGAGATAAATACTTTGGTAGATAAATGCTTATGTCTTCCAATGAATTCATATCAAGTCCCAATATCGGCGAGTGACCATATCAGCAAAGGATGATTCCAGCTCCACAGAATTGGAAATAAGTTCTGATGCAAATTGACGTATGATATTGACCTTTTGCAGATCGGAACTGGTGCTTGGATCTATTCCATAATACCTTGTAAGAGTAAGTTGTGCGTCCCAAGGATGGGAATGAGACATAACGCTATTATGGGTAGCTTCAAGCCTCGTTTCCATGGGTTGACCGCACGGATCAATCCCAGCATAGGTCAAAACTGCAAACGTCGAAGCCGTTACAATGAGGCACTTCATTGGATTCATTTCTCCTACTCCTTAGAATATTCTGGGTTTAAAGAGTTGAGGAACGCCGGCTTCAAAAGCTTGAAAAAAAGAGTCTTCTCGTCGATATGGGCAGCTTCAATTATCTTGGGTATTTCTTCAAAATGGCGATCAATTTCAGTGATTTTGCTTATGTCAATATCAATGACTGATCCATGCCTCGTGGTATTAGTAGATTTGACATCTGCGGGATCGGCAATTTGAAGGGTTTGAGCAAATTCCCTTCCAACAAATTCAAATCTCAGGATGGCAGTCTTTGTGACTAACGGTGAACCATTCAGTAAGAGATTAAGGTCTATATTCTCTAATATGCCTGGCTCAAATACATTTATATATCGTAATCCAACCCGATTAATTGTTTTTATGAATTCGAGTTCCCAAATTTTATTCAATGTATTAACAATTTCGCCAAAAAATGACGTCCAACCGATATATTCTCCTGCGTTAGTAAATGAGATTACTTTTGGTCCAAGCAAGAAATGTAAATTCCCGCGTTTTAGTCGGTAGTGAGGTTGAAATTTAAACTGCGGCTCATTTTCGCGGATTTGTTCTGGGAGTTGCAGGATTGGCAACTTTTCCAATTCTGGAAAGTCATCCATTAGAACCGGATAAACAATACCAAATATGGCATCAGAAATGAGTCTCGACTCAAATCGAAGCTCGACGGTAGTTTCTGCCAAGGGGCAAGGAGAAATCTTGATAGGAAGTCGGATCATACAAATCCCTTTACCAGTCGCCACTTCAAGGCCATGAAAGCTTCTTCAACGCGGGGGTGGGCAACTTCTGCGGCCTGTAATTTTTCTATCACCTTCGGTTTGACTTCAAAGGAGTAGAGGAGCATTCGCTAAACTGCCGCATCTTCAGCGATGGATTGCCGAGCCCAGGCAATATCCTCCTCGTCGATCTCGCCCATGGACGCCGCAAAAACCGTGTAATACGGTATCTCCTCGCCTATGGCCGCAAGCTCCCAAATCCGATCGTGTGTTTTTTCACTGATTGAGCGCGCGGTATGCCCGTGGCAGATAGTGCCGATCAGTTCGTCGATCATGTGGATTTCATCGGCGGAAAACAAAGATAGATAGGGTTTTCTCAGCGCGACGTATTCTCTCTTTTCATACCCATGGAAGGCCGCGTCGCGGACAAAAATTCGGCCGGCGTCCACGAGGTCCTGCTGTGCGGGAAGAACGTGTTGCGGAACGGGACCAAACTGCCTTTTGATGTATGTCTCGCCGGTTATTGGAGTCCCATGGAGAATATAAGCCCAGGTATCGGCGTACCAGAGCATCTTGTTCAGCTTGGTCGCGCCCAGGTTGTCCTTGTCGGTTTTGTAACAAATGTAGTGAACCAGCGCTTTGAATTTCTCGAAATCGAATGCCATGGCCGGGCCTCCTTCTTGATGGCATTGGTCAAAACCGCATCCGCCATGCCCTTACCGGCTGACCCTGTTTTTTCGCTTTAATTGCCATGATGTATTTCCGCTTCTGTTTGTACTTATCGTCACTTTGACCGGCCGAGTCAAGTGTATTTTGTTCACAAAGTCCACGCTCCGTTCGCCCGGCGGCAAGGACGTTCTGTCTAACTGCGAGGCTCTTTGCATTCCCTGCCATGAGAACACGCGGACCTATGGAGGTTAACCGGCTGATTTAGGGCGGAAACAATCTGCGGAATTGTCTCCGCCCGAAAAAGTATTTTACCCATGGGTTCATCGCCGTCCGCGCTTTCGATTCTGTAGACGATCTCGCCTATGCCGCGCAGCGCGGAAGCCAAAGTGCAAAACACGAACTTGCTCAGCTTTCTCCAGTCACCGTACCGAAAATAGACCCAACCCCAACCGTCATATCCCTGGCAACTGTCCAAGGTGTAAAGCTCATCGATCCGGTTGAGCCGCTCAACCAAACCGGCAATCCCTTCGTCTACCGGGCTGTTGACCTTCACCCATACCTGTTTGTGCGCTTTCCCCTGCCTCATTCTTACCTTACCTTGTCGGCCCGCATGTAACGCAGGGCGCGGGCGTCTGCGCATCCGCCCCTTCCTTTCCTGGCTCGCCGGAAGAATATCACAGAACTGGATAAGTGTACTTGTTTTTCGGCATTGACAGAATAACTGCACTTGTGTATTCTGTTCTCAACATGCGTTTTCATCCCTTCTGCGGCGCGCGCGACAGGCTCGATGCCGACGGACGGCGCCGGCGGAAGGGAGAGTTTGAAACCCTTGCCCGGGTTTTTCGCGGATCAGGCGCCCTCCGGGGCCTAACGAGCCGATGGCCGCAGGGAAGCCGGACGGAAAGCACGCGGACGCGGATCGACCGTATTCGTTCACCCTTCAAGCGAGGAGGAGCCATGCCCATGGAATGCATCAAATGCCCGGTATGCGGCGGCGAGGCCAGGCCCAAGTGGGAAGCCGCAGGCGCCGCGCACCCCTATTTCATCGGGGATTATTTCTGCCCGCTCCACGAGGGGAGCATCCGCGCGAGCGGGTACGTAAGAGACGGCCAACGAACCGTTCTCTACTTCCATCCCGCGTGCCCGGACCACGGCACGGACCACGTGGTCCCGGACGTCGATCGGCGCCTCTTTTACTGCGGTATCTGCGGCCGCCGGATGGAAATCTTCGAAAGACTGATCGTCACGGTGACCAGGCCCTTTCCGGAAAAGCTCCAGCCGGTCACGTGGTTTACGGTCCTGCACCGGGAAGGAGGGACAAACCAATCATGAAACGTCAACTGAAGATCGTTGAGCCCGGGACTCCCCCGGCGGTTGCCGATTGGGAGGAAATGAAGGCCGGGATCCCCGACTGCCCGGTCTTCACGCAGGCCGAGCTCGATGAGGAATGGTATCGGCGCCAGCACGAAAAGGACCTGCACAGACGGCCGGTTCTGCCCCCGCCTCCGCCGAAGCGCCGCGCGGTCCAGATCGAAATGTTCAAGGACGCTCAGGACCTGGTCTTCGAGTCGGACGGCCGGTTCGAATCCTTCCAGGTCAAACCGGACCCGAAAGAGGGAAACGTGACCGGCAAGATCGTCCTTACCGTGGACACTTCCGACGCCTACCGGGATCTCGCGCCGCTCCTCAAGCTGCAGGACCGGTTCGTGCGCATCCTGGTGGCAAGCACCGGCGTGAGCGCAAAGGACCTGGACTGAAAGGGGAGGGCGCATGAGCAGTTTCATCGTCTTGAACCGCTGGTACCTGGTCCTGCTTTGGGCGCTGTCCCTGGTGGCGGCCGTTCTCATGGGAAGGTGGCTCCCATGACGGCCGTAAGGAGAGAGTCATGAAATGTCCTGTCAATGGTTGTGAATTCGAGCTCTTTCGGCAATGGGAGGCGAACATTCCGTCCCGGCGCAACTTCACGGGGGTGTTCGCCTGCCCCCGGCACGGCGTCATGAAGGCAAGCGGGGTTTTCGACCCCGTGTCTCACCGCAAGGACATCCTGTACTTCAACCTCGCCTGCCCCGAGCACGGAACGGACTCGGTCGTGGTGGACGCGCGGCACGGCATCCACACCTGCATGGTCTGCCACCGGAGCTGGACCGCGGACGCCGAGGGGAAGCACATTCACCGCGGTCCGCTTCCCGATCCAGGCGACCAGGGTCCGGTCACGTGGATGAACACGGTGTATGCCGCCGGGCTCGATGACTTCGATTTCGAGGCCGACGAGCCCCGTCCCGCCTTTGGCGACGATTTTACAGATGAGGAAAGGAAACTTTGATGAGCAAAAACGGAAACACAGCAATAGTAACAATCCCTACCCCGGCCGACGCCGTGACGCGCATCGCGGCGCAATACCCGGAAGAGGCGAAGGTTCTCTCCGGCGTGCTTGCCCGGGACGTCCGCACGCTCGGGACCGACGAGGTTTTCGCGCTTCGGGACGGCCAGGGGGAAATCAAGGCGTTCAAGGGGACTCTTACCCTTTCCCTGGCCGACGGCACCCTGGTGCAGCCAGTTGCCGACGGACCTCCCGTGATATCCGCGCAAGGCTACGAGCAGTGGGCGGAGGCGGTCGGGGCTTCGGTGATTTTCCCCAAAGAAGTCCTGGTCGACGGCCAATGGCAGCAAAACCCGGCCATTGTTCGCGACAAGGACAACCGCCGGATCCTGTGCATCTATGCCCGGGCCGTTGCGTTTCGGTTCAGCTCCAAGGGCATTCCCCAGGTATCGGACTGGACGACCATCTTCGATACGCCCTCGTACAGGCTGATCGACCTGTTGGGAAAGGCGAAGAAGTTCCCGCAGGCGTTCCGGCTGCTGCCGGCGGATATGGGCAAGCCCGAACTGGAGGGGACCTGGGCGAGTTATCCCTTTGACGAATCGACGGCCCTGTGGGTCAACACCGCCCACGAGGAGGCGCTGAGCTGGTTCGCGCAGATTCTCAATCGGGAGAAAAAGGCCATCGATTTCGCGCAAACCTTCGCCAGGCGCAACACCCTGAAGCACCTTTCCGGCCTGCAAAGGGTGCCGCCCAGCCGGGAAACGGAATCCGAGTGGAAGGGAAAGGACGGAAGGATGCACAAGACGAAACGCATGGAATACCCCTCCGCCTGGACGGTTCCCATCCTGTGCTGGCGGCCGACTTCCGGCAACATCGTGAAGTGGGACGCCACCCGGTACGCCACGGTCCAGGAAGTCGCCGGTCGCCTTATCACTTCCAGGGGCGACGACTTCGCGTCGGACGGCGCGCAAACGCCCTTTGCCATAGAAGCCAGGACCGGCAGGGAATCCGTCTCGGACGATCCGGGCAACGAGGCTCTCGAGGCCTCCGTCGACCCCGAAGACCAGGGCGACGTGATCGACGCCGAGGTCCAGGAACCCCCGCAACGGCAGGCCCCGCCCGAAGCCCCGCCGAAAACCCCCGAGTTGAAGTTGAGCGACGAGGACCGGAAGACTCTCATGAACTACCACGCAGCCCGCGAACAATTTGTTCTCGAACATGCCGAAGCTTGCAATCTGCTCGGCTTCGCGGTCGACGCCAACTTAACCCCGGACCAGGCCAGGGCCGTTATCCACAAGATCGGCGTGGTGCTCGACGCGCAAAACATCGCATAGAGGAGGCCGCCATGATCGCCAAGGTGATGGCCAAGGGATTCAAAGGGCTCGAATTCGAGCAGCCGCTTTCCCGCCTCAACCTCTTCGTCGGCCCGAACGGAGCGGGCAAGTCCGCCCGGGCCGAAACCGCGGTTCTCGCGGTGAACGGCTGCCTGCCCGGGGGCCCCAAACAGCCGGGCGCATTGCTCGATGCCTATGGCTCCGCCGAGAAGATGTTCGTGGGCGTGGAGCTCTCGGACCATACCCATCTCATGCGCCGCTACGTCAGGGGCGAAAGCGGCGGCGGAACTTCACAGGTCATGAAGGACCGGAAGAAATGCACCCCGGCGGAATATGCCAAGGCGCTCGCCGGGATCACCGTGTTCGACCTGCGGGGTTTTCTCTCGCTCTCCGACCAGGAAAAGCAGGATATGATTTTCTCCCTCTTTCCGCCCGATGGCGATATCCGGGAACTGGACGGCAAGATCGAGGCGCTCAAGGCCAAGCGGGACAAGATCGCGGCGGATATCCGCGCCATTGAGGGGACGATAAAACGGCTCGCCGGAGCTCGCGCGCAAATTCAACTTCCGGCTGGAAGCCTCTCCGAGCTCACGGAACAAATCGCGGGGGTCGAGAAGGAACTGGCGGAGGCCAGGGAGAACCTCAAGGATCAGGAAATTGCCGAGGCCGAAGCGCGGGCGGCGGATGCGGCGAGAGCGCAGGCGCGGCTCGAAGCCGAACAGGCGATGGACGCGGCAGCGAAGGTTCCCCCGTCCGCGGTGAGCGGCGAACCGGCATTCTTGCCGGAATCCCCCGGATTCCCGGAACGGCCCCCGGTTGTCCCGGCGGCGGTTCGGGATCCCATTCCAGGGGTGGATTACCAGACGTCCTACACGGCGGGCGGCATCCTCGATCCCATCGGAAATTCCGATGACGGCCACGATCCGGTCGAATCCATTCAATCGATCATCGCTACGATGCGCAATGCCGGTTGTGACGCCTGCGCCGCCGTCCTGGTGGCAAAACGCGAACTGCGGAAACACGCGAGAAAGGCGGTGGCATGATGGATGCCGAACTGCTCAAGAATCAAATCTCCGGCCTGGAGGCGAAATTGAAAACGCTCCGGGAATCATCCGACCGGCATCACAAAGCCAAAGGGCTCGCCGAGGAAGAGGAGCGGGCGCGCGCCGACATGGGCAGGCTCGAAACGAAGAACCAGGCGGTGAAAGAGGAAATCGCCGAACTGCGCGGCAGGAAATCGGAGGCACTCCAGGCTACCGCCGCCGCGCTCAGCCTGAAAATGGCGGAAGTGCTCCCGGAGGGGAAGCCCGCTTTCGAGGTCGTGGATAGGGAGGTTTTCATCGGCTGGGAATTGCCGGACCGGGGGAAGGTGCCCTATGCCGGGCTTTCCGGCGGTCAGAAGGCGATTTTCGATAAGGCGCTCGAATACGCTCTCGCGGGGAAGGGCGAGAAGGTCCTGATCGTCGAGGCCGCGGAGCTCGACGGCGAAAACCTCGTCGAGGCCATGGCGAGGCTTTCCGCGCTCCCGGAAGACGTTCAGGTCCTCTTGCTCACCTGCCACAACTACAAACCGCCCCCGGAGGTCCTGGAGAGATGGAACGTCGTGGAGGTAGCGGAATGAACCTCGACCTCCAACAGCAAGCGGCAGTCCAGACGGAATCCCGCTCGGCCCTGGTGATCGCCGGGGCCGGGTCCGGTAAAACGCGGGTACTGACCGAACGGATAGGCCACCTGATCGAACACGCCAAGGTCAGCCCGTACGAGATTCTGTCTTTTACGTTCACCCGCAAGGCGGCGGGCGAGATGAAAGCCCGCCTCGAATCGCGCATCGGCCCGAAAGCCCACCACGTCACCATGGGGACCATGCACGCGATTGCTCTGCAAATGCTCAGGCGCTTCGGCGAGCTCGTCGGACTCCGGCCCGGCGGCATCACGGTCTATTCGGCCTGGGAAGAGGAATTCCTTCTGAAGGAAGTGGCGCGGGACATCGGCTTTTACAAAAAGACATGGAAGGTGCCCAAGAAGGATATCGACCGGATGTTCGCCGACTTCTACCAGGAGGGGAAGAGCCCCTCCGACGACCACCCGGCCCGGGACCTGTTCCTTGCATTCATGCAACGCTGCAGGGAGAACAACGCCCTGACCTACGGCGGGTTACTCATGGGCCTGGACCTGATCGTTTCGACCCTGGCGAAGCATCTGCATTGGCGGCACATCCTGGTCGACGAGATACAAGACATTGACCCGCTCCAATGGAAGATCATCAATGCCCTCTGCCGGGCGTTTAACGCTTCCCTCTTCGTGGTTGGGGACATCGACCAGAGCATCTATGCGTTCCGGGGCGCCGTCCCGGGATACCTGCTCGAGCACCAGGGGGAATTCGACATCTTCCTCCTGGAGAGCAACTACCGGTCCGCGGCGCCGATTGTGGACGGGGCAAACCGGCTCATTGCACACAACACGGGCCGGATCGGCAAGACGATGCGGGCGGCCAGGCCAAAACCAATTGTCAGCACGGAAGATTATGACGACGGCATCGCAGTGGGCATCGAAGTGGCCGGCGAAATGGACTCGGCAGCATTGTCGGCCAGTCTCAAATACTGGCCGTGGGAAGACACCGCGGTCCTTGCCCGCAATCACGTTCTCTTGCGCCGCCTCTCCGAAGAACTGACCGCGCGCGAAATCCCGCACACCTACATCGGCCGGAAATCGGCGCTCACCAATTCCGAGGAATTTCGGCGGTTCCATGCATTCCTGAAACTCCTGGTGAACCCCCACGACAATTTCAGCTTCCTGCTGGTCAAAGACCTTCTCGGCGTCACGCCGGAGCAGTATTCCGCCATCCGGGTTGACGCCGTGATCAACGGCTGCGGACATCTCATGGCGGCAAGATCGTATTTGGTGGAGGGTGGATATGATGAATTCTTTCGAGAGACAAGCCTGCCCCTCGTTGTGGCTTTCATTATCGGTCTCGTGTTTGACAAGTTCGAATGCCAAGCCACGGCGGAATTCATAATGTCGTGGATGGAATCTAATGCCGCCGGGAGCATTCAAGAGTACCTCGACTGGCTCGCAACCTACGACATCCAGGACGAAATCACCGACCGGGACGAAGGACTATCACTTATGACCATCCACGCGGCCAAGGGCCTCGAATGGCCGGTCGTGATCGTGGCCAGCTGCAACGAGGGGATCCTGCCCTCCAAGCAGGCGGCGGCAGCGGGCGAGATCGAGGAAGAACGTCGCCTCATGTACGTGGCCATGACCCGCGCCCGGGACCAATTGATCCTGGCGGTCCGCCCCGAGCGGCAAGAAAAGGGAGACGGCCGGGTCTATGAATCGCCAATGAGCCGGTTTGTGCGGGAGACGCAGACATGAATGACCGAGTGACTTATTACACGCTTGAATTTCACCGGGTCGACGATCCCCCGGACGCGGACACTGAAGTTCTGTGCATCGACAGGGAAGAAATTGGCTTGGGCTACTACGATGACAGCCAGGACCCGTCCTGGAGACACAGCGACGGGCAACCATGGCCTGGAGTCAAGGCTTGGGCGGAGTCGCCCGACCCCAACGAATGCATGGCCGACTGCTATCCCGATCGTGCCTGCCGGGTCTGTGGATGCACTCAATGGTTTGAGGTATGTCCGCGCAAATGCTATGGAAAATGGTTGTGAATGGGAAACCAGCCCAACCACTCGCCTCGATTGGGTCATCCTCGGCGGCGAGACCGGTCCCCGCGCCCGCCCGATGCACCCTGATTGGGTGCGGTCAGTCAGGGATCAATGCCAAGCGGCAAGGGTGCCCTTCTGGTTCAAGGGTTGGGGGGAATGGCACCCCTTCAGCGACAACGGCCCTTTGCCGCCAAACTGTTCCTATGTTGGCATAGGGGGAACAATCCGAAATGGGGATGCCGAGGCCGATACTGATTGGTGTATGGGCAAGATTGGAAAGCGCGTCGCCGGCCACCTGCTCGACGGCCGGGAGTGGAGGGAGTTGCCGAGATGAGCAAAGAACCGACACATCCGTTTCAGTGCCTTTCGTGCAGTATCCGCATCGCATTGGTAGAGCGCGTCGGCTCGGACTTTACCCTTGAGTTGTGCCCTGCCTGTGAGTGCAAGGAGAGATTCGATTCAATTAGGCGGCATATTCGGAGACTGGCCGAGAAGTTCAGGAGGAAGTCGTGAGGATCTACATAGCCTCGTCTTGGCGAAACCAGCACGCAGTTGAGATGCTGACCGATAGGCTACGCGAACAGGGTCACGAAGTGATTTCGTTCGTCGAGGCCGCTGTTGAAGTCGAGGGGCGCGATGGTCTCCGGTTCGATGTCGAAGATTGGATCGCTTCCGAGGACGGCCGAAGGAAATTCGAATACGATACCGGGGCCGCAACGACGTCGGACCTGGTCGTCTATATCGGACCCTCCGGAACGGACGCCTGGGCGGAGGTCGGAGCTGCCTGGGGCGCCGGCGTTCCCATAGTGGGCCTGTGGGCGAAGGGCGAACCGGCGGGTCTCATGCGGCGCATGATCAGCTACTGGTGCGTGGATTACCACGCGCTACTCCAGGCCGTCAAAGTATATGAGAGACCGATGTCGCATCCCGCGACATGATAGAGGTTGATTAATCCATGACTGTGCTCACGCCCCAGGAAGTCGCAAGCCGGTTGCAAGTCTCCGTCAGGTGGGTGTACGATCACGCCGAAGCCCTTGGAGGGGTGCGAATTGGCGGGAAGGTGTTTCTGACCGAGGAGGGGCTGGACTATGCCTTACAAGGACCGAGGAAAGTGGCGGGCGGTGGTAAAGATAGCGGGCAAGCGCTACACCGAAGCCTTCCCGCTGACGGCGGAGGGAAGAAGAGACGCCTGCTCCTGGGAAATCACGGAGCGAAAGAGGCTGACGGAAAAGACCCAAACCGCCATGGTCTTTTCGACAGTCTACAATTGCTACCTGGATTACGCCGAGTTGAGGTACTCAAGGACCACGCACGTCGAAAAAAAGACGCTCGGCAAGCGCTTCATGAACCGGGTGGGGAACAAGCTCCTCGAGGAAATCACCCCGAAAGACCTGCATGATTTTCTCATATCCTCAGCCGAATCGATCAGCAACAACAAGGCGAACCGGGACCGCAAGAACCTGATGGCCTTCTGGAGATGGACACAAAAAATCTACGATATACCCAACAACCCGGTTGCCAAGATAGACCGTCTCCCGCATGACCGAGCCCCGCAGTATACCCCTCCCGAATCCGACATACTCAAGATTCTCGCTATTGCAACCAGGAGGGAACGCGCTTTCCTGGATTGCTATTTATGCACGGGAGCCCGACGCGGCGAGATCTTTCGGCTCAAGTGGGACGATGTGAATTTCGAGCGGCGGGAAATCCGGTTGGGGACCCGCAAGAGCGTCGTCGGTAGCCTGATCTACGAGGAACTGCCCATGAACGACCAACTCCATGATTCGCTCATGTGGGTCTGGAAGAACCGGAAATGCAAGGATAGCCCGCATGTGTGGGTGATCGAGGAGGGTCCGTATATCGGAAGAACGTACACATTCAGACGCCGGTTTCTGGCCGGTCTGTGCGAGCGGGCGAAGGTGCGGACATTCGGTTTTCATGCCCTCAGAAGATACGTGGCGTCCATCCTGGCCGACAAGCACAAGATCAGCGCCAAGACGATACAACGCATACTCCGTCACAAGGCGATTGCAACGACCGAAAGATACATTCACCGGATCAATACGGATCTCGCGGAGGTGATGGGACTGTTGGGTGAAAGTAAAGTGAAAGACTCGCCCGGTACCACGGAGCGGTACCACGACGAGTCTTCTAATTGA